GTGACAATTCTATTTATGTCAGACACCACAAACGGCTGTCAAATGGTTTTTTACGATTTCCGAGATTTTTTCGTTCGACCGATTTTCAGGACCAGCACATGCGCCATTCCAGTGCCGTGTCGTCGTCAAAAATGAGCGCACACAGGAAGTATTCTACGAACCCCCTGACAACGTGCACCTCCGTGTGGATGGGAATCATCCGCTCCCGGAGCCATGCAAGGTATTCCTCCGTGGCGCCCTTATCGATGGTCGCGACGATCCAGACGCCAGGGTGCCGGTCAAGCGTACCCAAGCCTCGACCCTCGGCATAGTACTCATGCTTGGGCTGCGGATCGCCCACGTTATTCCTCGGGAAAGTCGAGAGGGCGGAACAGCGGCCGGGTCCAGTCGCGCTCTGCTTCGACCGAGGTGAGCCCCTGATCGATTACGGCCCTCTGAATGTAGCCGAGCCAGCGGCAGAGCTTGCGATCGGGGAGGCCATCGACGCAGCCGTTGATGAACTCGGTGCTGAACGTGAACAACGGGGTGTTCTCGTCCTCACCGGATTCGATCAACATGAAGTGGTATCGCTGGCCGCATTTCAGAAGAGCTTCGTGGTAGGCGGTCATCTCGGATTTCTGATTCATCCTGTTAACCCTGTTGTGATCGACGGAGATTCATGGATTGACGGATACGATGATTCGATGCATATTGTGATGGTCAGGGCAGCACAGAGCCACGGTGAAACGATGAACGATTTTCTTGTCGAAGTAACGGTGGACGGTAAATCCAATGCTGGTACGCGCCGATACCATCAGGTTGATGCGCAGGAGGTTGCTGAGAAGCTTCTTCTAGCTCTCGAAGAGGCTGGCCTCTACGATGTTTTGGTTCGAGCGGTTCCTGCTCAAGATTGAACATCAACCCGCATGGAGCGTCGCGATGGTGGGATTTCATAAGACCTATCTCGAATCCGTACACGGGTGAGCCGTGTATAAAGCCGGAAGGCACCACCGATAGAATGCGATAACAGTGGAGTAGAGCATGAACCATCCGGATAAGACGTACGATTCCGCCGGGCACGGGTGAGCCGTGCTAGGCGGAACAGTAAGATAAGGAAAGGCTCCCTCAGGGTTGAGCATTCCTTCTACTCGACGACCGTACCCACCGGGCCTAACAACCCCAGACCCTCAACCTCGATGATGGAGACCATCATGATCGCCTTCCATAAAACAGTCCGAAAGCGGTAACCTACCCGCTGTGATAGATGAATGATCATACCATACCCGTACCAGCGCCTGATCCAAGAAATGGATCGGGTGCTTTTTTTATTCATAGATGGTCGAGCGATTGGTGGGCATCTCCTCGACGGGTTTCCCGCCCCACCGGAGCCGGAAATGGACCAAGCTGGGCTCGTCCTTGAAGAGCAGGAACACTCGGTAGGAGTTCCGTACGCCATCTCGATCGTGAATATACACCTCTCTCGCGATCATGCGGACATGGTCCTTCTCGAAGTGGTCTTTCCACCACTTCTCAACATTGGGCCGGATTTGCGGGTAACACCCCCCAGGCAGATGAACGTACTGCCACAGGCTGGTCATATGGATGTCGAGAATCGCCGTCGTCATGTCCAGCGGGTCCGTGCCTCGAACGCGGCGACCGGGTCGATGATGCGGGCAAACAGCCATTCGAGATGATCACGACCCAGATAGACCGGAATCATCCGGTCTTTCAGCCATCGAATCGCGTCTTGATTCTGGGAAGCCTTGTGCAGGAACGCCATCTCGTACGTCCCGTTGTCGTCACAGGCCAGTAAACGAGTGGCACAATCGGATACCCACACGCCATCGCCCCGGAAGTCGATCAACGTCGTCTCCATCATGTCCATCGCATCCGCCATTCCGCTGCCACCGCGTGGTCGAAGATCATCCCCATCAGGGAGACAATCTCGACATCTCCGTCGATCATCAAATGCATGTACAGGGGGATACCACGCTGGGCGAACCAAGCGGCATATTCGAGTTCATCGTTCGGGTCCGGGAGCGTCCAGTAGTAGAACGCGCAGGTTAACCAAATATCTGGATACCGCATTGAGGGGGTCATGTGGAGGGTCTGGGACTTATTCCGAAACATCATGTCCAGCGCATCCTCCAGGCCATCGCCGTGGCGTCACTGAAGATGTGACCGATTAGGAAGAAGCGGTCGTGCAGGAACAGCGAGAGACCCTGCTCGCGGAACCATGTGGCGTACTCAATCTGCCGTGGCACATCTGAGGCGTACATGAACATTCCGCAGGACAGCCACACACCGGGATGCGACTTGATCCTACAGATGTATCGGGTGTCCGCCGCGTCCTTGAAGTGCGTTTCGGTGAACTGGAAAGTCATGTGGAAAGTCATGTCCCCCACCAGCGGGTCTTAAAGTGGAACGCGTCCGTCTCGCTCTGGAACCTCGCACCGATCTGCGTGTGCATGGTTAGCCCATAGACTTCCTGCGTTATGATCACCTCGACCGGGTGATCGAGATTGTCCGCACACCATTCGGCTACATCGGGGCGAAGCATGAATGACCAGTGAAGTTGGTCAACCGTTTCCAGCCGGACCAACCCGGTTTCTGCAAGATTCAAGTCCACGCGCATCAGCGATCATCGCGGTCGCCCGGTACGCTCCAACGCATCCGATAGGCGAAGAAGACGTTCGGATCGAGCATCCAGGCGCAGTAGATGCGCTCGCCCTCGCTGCCCTTCCAGGCCCCTCCGATGGTCTGACAGCCGTTCTGAGCGATCCAGTCGAGCCATTCCTGCTCGACTTCTTCCTCTCCCACGGCGAACTCCACCATCACCTGGGGCGGGGTGTCCTCATCATGGTCCTTGATCTGGTAGAACGCCATCAGCACCACCTCAGACGGAACGCCAGGGCGGCGTCGGGATTCATGAACGTCAGCGCGCCGCCGGTTCCGACATAATCGACCCCGTCCCGGTACTGCTCCAGCCACGCTTGTACAAGCTGCCGATTCATCCACGCCTTCGACAGCGGGTCGGTTCGGTCCTTGATCAGTTGGAAATGGATCAAGCCAGTGTTCGGCCTGCTGACAAGCTTGTATCGCATCACTCGACCTTCAAGATTTGGTCTTGCGCATGACTCGTTTTGAGTGTGGTGAAGACGCGCTGGCCGATGTAGTTGTAGATCAGCCGGACCACCACGAAGGCGTTCCCACTCGGCACGGCGACGTCCACGGCGACCCGTCCGCCGGGTACGGCCCTGCGATCGAAGATGTCCCTGTGCGCGTCCTCGATGCGCGGCACGATCGCGTCCAGCGCTTCCTGGGCGAAGACGTGATCGGGGTAGCGCTCTGCCAACCGCTCGAACGCGTGTGCGGACCAGTAATGCGGTCTCTGAAGTGTCATCATCCCCACCGAATCTTGAACGCCACAGCATCTTCTTCGTTGCGGAATCCGAGCATACTCTGAGCCTTCTTCCATCGCCTCCGTGTGGGCGCGCCGAACTGATCCATGCACCATTCGAACACCGCCCGCTTTTCCCGGCTGAGATTAGCGGGCTGAATGGGTCTCTTGACCGCGAACATCACGTACATGTGCTTGCCATTGTAGCACATGTTGCCGACCCGAACGTAGCGAATATCTGTCACTTCGACACCAACACAGGAGGGTGCTGGCGGTTCGCCTGGATCATCGCCTCGATCTGATCGGAGCGCTCCTTGGCGATCTTCGAGACCAAGGCGAGATCGCCGAATCCCTTGGCCTGAGACATGTTCCCCCAGCGGAGCCGGTAGAGGTCCCACTCTTTGATGTCGTAGGAGAACTCCTCCTCCGGCGCGTAGGCGAACCGCGCCGGGGACGCGCCCTCGATCTGGAAATCCGGTTGCGGAAGCGGAACTCGCACGACGGCAGTCCAGAGGAATTGCGCCACCACCTCCGCCTTCAGCTTCTTCGCCACGTCAACCCCCCTAAAACGGCTACCAAGAAAATAGTACGAACACGGTTAAGATAGCACTTGCACGCCCGTCACGGTATGCTAGAACGACTAGAACGGACTACCCGGACGGAGACACCCATACCGTGCTGACCATTTCCCCCGAGGCTATGCGCCTCTTTTCCCCGGCGACCCAGAACGAACTGCTTGCCTACGCGGCGGGCAAGCTGATCGTCGATCCTACCCCGGCGTCCCCGACTAAGAAGGTTGATTACACCGGTATCAACATTGAAGTCGCCACCGACCTGACCCCGGCCATGGTGACGAAGTTCTTCTGGGTCTGCTCGGAAGAGTACAAGCAGGGCCTGCGCCTCTTTGCGGAAAAGGGTCCAATCCTCGACTTCAACGAACTCGTCGCTATCGGGATCAAGCCGTCGCAGTTTCAGAGCCGTACCACCGTCCGCACCCGCTCGGTCACCCATGACCCGGAATCCCGCCTCCTCGCCTGGGACGAGTGGACCCGCGACGATAATGGGCAGTACGCCAAGGGGAACTACGCGGTGACGATGATCACCTACCAATCCCTGCGCAAGCACTTCGGCCTCGACTAATCCGGGCGGGGCGGGAATCTCCCGCCCCTCCTCAGGGGTGCGTGTCCAGCCACGCGTGGAATTCGCGTCTCCGCGTCTCCATGTGTCGATCACGCTCGGCAACGGTACGATACTCATGATTGTTGAACGCGGAGACTTCTTCGACCCAACGAGCTTCGCGGTATCTCAGCCACATGCTGACGGGAAACGCCAGACAGATAGAGACGAAGAAAGCTATTCCGAGAAAGTTGAGTAGGGCCTCGACCATCACTCGTCGTCCACCACGGTGACGCTGCCCTGGGCGCGTCCGTTCCAGTGCTTGGCTACCGCGTCCGCATCGGCCTTGTCGGCGACGTAGAACGTCTCTCCGCCCGAGATCGACCACCGTGCCGCATTGAGGCCGAACTTCGAGTAGGCCCAATCGTAGATTTTCTGAAGGTTCTCGTCCGTGCTGGTCACCGTGATGGAGTAGCCGTAGCCTTCCATCTTGGTCTGGGCGACCTCGACAACGATCGGGGGAAGTTCGGTGCTCTGAGTGGTCATGCTGGTCTCCGTTGCTGGTCTCCTCGTTATAAGCCAAAACGTTAGAGAGTCAATAGGTTTTCGTCGAACTAAATCCGTTGACCAAAATGTTTTCCTGCGCCACATCTGGGGAATGAATTATCTCGAACGCCTGAACCGCTCGATCCGTGCCACGGGTAAACGCTACGCCAGGGGCGAGGTTACCGAGGCGGAGATGCGCGCGGCGCGCTCCCGTGTGGAGCGGTTGAAGAACCGTATCCTCTGGGTGCAGCAACGCAACCGGCGCCGCGAGCGTCTAGCCTCGGTCCGCCGTGCGATCGAGCGGGTCCGCGCCTGTGTGAACGAGGGTGGTCGGATGACCTCCTATGACACCGAGTACGTGAACGACGGCCCGGTGCAGCAGCTTGGGATCACCGTGTGGGAAAACCACGTGATGACCACCACAACGTACACGACACCGCACTTCGACCGCGCGGTGGTCATTAAGGGCCTCTATGGGGTGGATGAGATTCGTTCGTCCGGGGAGATGCGCGAGATCGCTCAGTCTCTCTACCGACGCGACGCGATTCAGGTGTTCCACGCCGCTCAGGTGGAGTTCACCAAGCTCGGGCTGACCTCGACGAACGCCTACTACGTGGATACTGCCCGGATCGGCCACGTGTTCTACGCAAAGGCCAACATCCCCGGACTGGACAAACTCTGTGCGCGCTATGGGATCGTCCCCACGGGCCAGCACAACGCGGGCAACGACTCCCGCTACACCATGGAGGTTCTACTGGCGATGGCCGCCGACCCTGCCTGGGACACCCCGGAGACCCGTTCGGGTGAATGGTCCGACCGGCTCAACGCAATCGAGAAGTTCGCGCCCACGCGATTCCCGCCACTACTCCCGAGCGAGATCAAGCAGCGCCGCCGGGCTCTCCTGGCGCGGATGCGGTCAGAGATGCAGGCAACGCCCACATCGACCCACCCTGATAGGTCACCCGGATAGGCTCGGGGCCGTCATTCATCTCGATGATCCCGGCGTTCCAGGCCACGCGGAGTTCGACCGCCGCGTCGGCGTCGAACGGAATGTCGATCTGGGCGAAATGCATATTGTCGGAGCCGAAACACACCTCCAGGCACCGACCCCGCGTGACGAACCACTCCTTCATGTCGTCGGTGATCCTGGCGGGGTCGAACATCCCACAGGCCCGGAACCAATCGAAATTCTCGGACAGCGGAAATATCCACAGACGATTCCGATTGGCACTGAAGTCGAGATTCTTAAGTTTCACAGCCACCTCATCTTGAATTCGAACGCCTGTTCGGGAGTATCGAAGGCCAGATTCCATCCGATAGGCATCCTCAAGTTGATACTTCCAGGGAAATGTGCATAACTTTCTCCATATTCGACTTTGAATCCAGCCTCCTTCAGCCAGCCCTCAACGAGATCGTAGTTCAACATCTCGGTGTCGCGACCTTTACCGAAGACTTTCCAGAATTGATCGTCGTTCAATTCGAGAAGATTCGGCTTTGTGATCGGATCAACGTCGTCGGTAAAAATTAGGTACTCTGACATCAGGTCCACCGCATCCGGAACGCCAGGGCGAGATCGGGGCAGGCGAACGCCACACCACCGTACTGCATCCGCGCCCATCGGGAATTCTCTCCCGCCAAGGTCGAGGTCTCGTTCCAGGCCGGGCCGAACTGATCCCGGCACCACTGGATCACCTCGCCCCGCTGGGCCGAAGTTGGAAGCTCCGGAACCCCTGTGGGTCGATAGATCAGGTTGAACGATGTTTCGGAAAGTTTTTCATCGAACACCTGATGGTAACGGACCTCGTTCATGCCCACCTCATCTTGAAAGCGAACGCCGTATCGGGATCGTTGAAGTGGAACGAGTACTTGCCCTCGTTCGTGCGATCGAACAGGAAGTGGTAGAAGAAATCGCCCTTGTACTGACGACTGCGCGCCCAATACAAAGATTCTCCCATCCGATCGTGCGGGACATCGACCCGATGCGGAAGCCTGTTGAGATCGGCCCTCGATACGAGCAGCGCCATTACACCCACCGGAGCTTGAATTCTATCACCTGCTGAGGCGTGCTGAAATAGACCGTCGCGTTCATCCCGCCCCAATTGGCTACCGTCCACGGCGCGATGATGTCGCCGCAATCGATCGCCTCGATCGGGCGGCCGAATCGCTCACGGCACCACGTGCTGATCTCCGCAAATCGAGCCCGGTCAGATTCAAGAGATTCATCATCGAAACCGATCCGGGTGATCACGGAGAAACACCCGCACCAATCCCGACCGATATGACGGAAGTACGTACTATCATACTGCTTGATAGTGATCACACCCACCTCAGCTTGAATTCGAGCGCCTGATCGGACGTACGAAAATAGATCGCACACGCCGAGGAAAGGAAGTCGTTCACCGCCCAATTCACGGGGTAGTCCCGGTCAAAATGCATGGGTTCGCTGAATCTCTCCCGGCACCATTCGGTGATCTCCCGAAAGACCCTGTCGTCCGAGTCAGACCATCCGAATACACGCGGGCGCGTCATCAAAAATCGCGCCACCCATTCGACATTTCTGTATCGGAACGGTGAGACGACGCCATTGCGCACGTACGGGTCGATCTGCAACACCTTAACGGCCACGTCTAACTCCATCTCAAGGCAATGGTCGCAGAAAGCGATGAGATGGTCATCGACCCTTCGGTCATACCCAGGCTTAGGACGGGAAGGTCGGTGCTGTTTCTTGCATGATAACATGGATTCGGTGTAGCACGAGACCCGTATCAGAGCCATCGGCTACACCGGAAATGGTTACCAAGGGATATTGTTTGCTTTCTTGTAAACGAAGTTCGGACCGAAGTTAGCCCTAATCGTACCCGACCCATCGATTGAGGCCGCCGGAAATACCGTTCGACCAGCAGGCATTTTAGCTGTGGTCGAGAGCGACGTAACTGCCGGAGTTCCATTGAGATAGAATTGAACGTTTCTGCCGTCCCACTCTATTCCGACAATAGAACCATTCGTGGCCCGATTCAGAGAAGAAGAAATCGTAGAGACGCCTTGATAAAGGATGGTGTCGTATGGAGAATATCCAGGGTAACCCTGATCGATAAAGTTTCCGTTGAAAGAAACATTACTATCCACGAGTCCAACTCGAATGTTCAATGAGCTTACATTCAACTCAACATACCAAGGCTTTGCCACACTCGCGTTGCTAGAAAGCTGACCATTCGTCCCGGCCACCGTTCTCCAAGTTGACGCAGAATTGGTTGCGGTGAGGTTGTTATTCGACAACGTAATACCGCTGCCGCGCTTCAGAGGGTCAAACGTGGCAATTCCTGAAAGCGTGGTAACGCCCAGAGGGGCAGATGCACTTCCAAATCCATACCGGTTCACTCCCCGAACACGAACCTGATATGTGGTGGAACTAGATAGGTTCAAGATTGTCCGATCCGCCGGGAGAGTCACCCAAGGACCATTGTTGAGAGAATACTGGTACGTCGTGTTTGGTGTAAGAACGAATACCAGGGTCGCCGAAGCTGCCGTTACTCCTGTAGTTGATACCGATGTAATCACCGTAGGCAAGACGTACGGAAGCTTGACGTTGATACGTCCGGTCGGAGAAAATCCGCCAATAATCTTTAGACTCATAATTTACTCCGAATATAGGTGATTTATTTAAGGAAATATACAAAGAGCATACTACAACGTTAAAAATTACCAGGATATATTTTTGGAAAATTCCTTGTCAAACGCCAGTGAATTTCCCAAAAATCTTACCAAGCCGAGTATCCAGGCGGAACAGTATACGTGAAGTTGGGGCCAAAGTTGGCAGTGACGGACGATGACGATCCGAACACTGAGGCCGCCGCCGACCCACCACTAACAGAGATCGGAATACCATGATCTGGATTCGTGCTGTCAGGAGGACCAAACAGCCACGTGCCATTCCGGCCAAACCAAGCCTTGAAACCATTCCAAGCCATCATAACGATATCGCCGTTACTGCCCGAGGATGCACGGTTATAATAATTGTTGTTTAAGATTAAGGCTCCCTCAGAGTTGTTGAAGCAAGGAAGTGACTTTTGGGTCAACGTTCCATTAGAATCAACGGCCAAGTTAGCAACACCAATGTATGTCTCACCAAATGATCGAAATTCTGCGTAGACCTTTTGGTTTGATCGGGTCGCAACGCTAAATGCGGTGACGCCGCTAAACGTCGTCGAGAGGGTCAACCCGCTGAGATTCCCCGTTGGCGTACGAGCAACATTCCAAGTGGTCGAAGCAGAAAGTGTCGTGAACGATACGGGGGATGAAGCCGCGCCCGCCCCATACTTGTTCTTCCCACGAACGCGAATCCCGTACGAGGTCGTCCCAGCAAGACCCGTGATGGTCCGATTCGCTGGAAGAGGAGACCAAGTTAGGCCATTGAACGAATACTCATACGTGGTATTTGGCGTTAGGACGAAATTAAGAGTTGCTGAACTCGCTGTAATAGCAGTCGCCGTAACCATGCCGATTGCGGCTGGTAAAACATTGAGAAGCTTTACGTTAATGCGTCCGGTCGGAGAAAATCCGCCAGTTATTTTTAGACTCATAGTATTCTCCAAACAGGTGCAAATTATTTAAGTCAATATCGTAATCGCCAACTACATCCTTAATATGTTCAGGATATAGTTGGCAAATGGTATTTCTAACGCGACCGAATTGCCCTAAAATCTTACCAGCCAGCGTATCCCGCCGGGGGCGCGTAGGTGAATGGTGCAGTGAATTTCATTGTAACGCTTGTGGTAGCATTCGGACAAGAGATCGCAGGATATACGTCGCCATCTGAGATGATGTAGTTGAACCCATCCGTATCCGTCGCAGGATTTCCACGAATCCAAGTACCATTCCTACCAAACCAAATTTTGTCATTATACCAAGCGACCATCACTGTATCACCTGAATTAAACGGAGTTACATTAACAGTGGCACTACCATTTTGATTGATAACTCCCGCAGTAGCGTAAAGCCAAATCGTTCGACCATCAGAAAATATTCCATCATTCGAAACCGTATTAGATTTCGACAAACCAATAATGACTGAATTCGTGATTCTTGCTTCAAAATACCCACGATATCCATTCGGACGACCCTTCGTCGCAAACGCAGACCTCCAATACCCTTGGTCGCCGATACCAGTCGCGGTCAAGTTGCCATTAGACAAAGTCAAACCCGTACGGGTAGGGTCGAGCGTCAGAGGAACGAGAGACAACGTCGTAAGCGACACGGTCGAGGAAGGGCCGTATCCATAACGGTTCACCGCACGTACTCGCACGTTGTACGGGGTCGAGCCAGACAGACCCGTGATGACGCGATTCGCCGGGACCGGAAACCACGTCGTGCCGTTCAACGAATACTCGTACGAGGTGTTCGGGGTGAGGACGTAGCTCAGCGTCGCCGTGGTCGCAGTGATCGCCGTCGCGGTGACCGTACCAACCGTAAGAGGCAACACGTAGGTAAGCTTGACTCGGATTCTGCCCTTAGGCGAAAACCTACCTAGAATCTTGATACTCATCTAATACTCCATCTGGAAATGAAGTATTTAGTGTAGTGTTAATAGGTGATTTTGACGATTTTATTATAGGGAAATTGGAGCGGGCGACAGGGATCGAACCTGCGACGAACAGCTTGGAAGGCTGACACTCTACCGCTGAGTTACGCCCGCATCACTCTTATTTATCCGACCGTACCACGAGGGTCAAGATTTTGTTTACGTCGCCCGTTGCTTTTCTCCCGCTTCATCGCACAGTTACCCCACGAATCGGTCTGGCGGTGGCAGTTCGGGCAGAGGAAGCGGAGATTCGAGGGGAAATTGTTCGCAGGATTGCCGTCGATATGGTCAACGTCAAGGGATAGAGGCTTACCGTTCCAGTCTTCGATTCCGCATTCCGCGCACGAGTATCCATCGCGTTCAGTTAGGAATTTAGAAAGAGTGCGTCGATCAGAAACTGATCCGGCTTCGATTTCTGATTTCTTTCTTGTCTTCCATAAGTAAAGCCATTGGCACTGATTGGAGCAATACATTTTTCCAGATGACAGATACGCTTTGAATGGCTTGCTGCATTCTAAGCAAGAATAATCTAAGCGACTATTCCTTCGACTTCCTGGCGCATATGCTCCACCTTCAGAGTTATGGACTCTGAGATGCGCATTTACGGCTTGAATTGATTTGAATTCTTTGGAGCAAACTGAACAATTGAACACTGGAATATCTGCAATTAATATGCAGATATTATCTCACTACTGTTTCAATTATTCAATAAATGGTGCGCACGGCTGGGTTCGAACCAGCGGCTTCAACCATGTCAAGATTGCACTCTACCACTGAGTTACGCGCGCATTCGTTGGTTGGCCTGACTGGATTCGAACCAGTGACCTCAGTCTTATCAGGACTGCGCTACTACCAACTGAGCTACAGGCCATCACAACGAGATTCTATTTACGCACACTCTCGAATTTCGTGCAACAAAAATCTTTCAGCGATCCACAGAATGCCAGGACACGTACCGGTGGATAGCGGCGAGCCATGCTGGGAACGCAGCGAGGAACGCCACATCCTGATCCAGCGGGGCATCGGACTTGCGTGCGATCACCTGGGGATACTTCTCAAAGTGTCCACCCACGTACAGAACCTCGACCGAACTCCATCCCTGTTCGACCGCGAGGATCACGTCGGACTTCTGGAGGTCGCCGTTGTGGACAAATCCCTCGATCATTCCCTGGAGGGTTTCCATCGTCCCGGTCACGTCGTCGAGGTGTTCGATTGGCGGGGCCTGACGCTTGCTTGCACCGCCTGGGAGGCCCTTGGTCTCGGCCGGAGCCGTGTACACGTACAGGTGGGTGACCGTGTGGTCGTTGCGGCGCGCTCTGTCTCCGGTCGGCCATGTCCGCTTCGGAGCGGGTGGGCGATCTCCGGCCATCTTCGAGCGCATCCAGTCGCGACCACCCTGGGCCATATCGGCGCCTGAGGGGGCGGAATCACCGTTGGTGATCGATCCGGAGAATCCGGCCTTGATCACGTCGTAGGCTGCGTTAACTTCTGCTGCGGCGTTTCCGTCGCCCCCTGCATCGGGGTGATTCGCCTTGTTCACGGACAGGCGGAACTGCTTTAGGTAGGATGGGTCGCCCATCCGCTCGGCGTCCGCACCATGCGCGGTGAACACCGCTGCGGCCTGCTGCGGAGTAAGGGCTTCGGCCAGCTTGAGGCGGCCGGACAGTTCAAGCAGACGTAGGAGCGAAAAGGACATGCGTTATTTATGTTTTTGGTTCCATGATTCGTGAGACGAAATTCGTTTGACCTTCTCACGGAACATGGCACGATCGATGGTCATTTAAAGGTAGAACCCATGATCCCCGCCGTCGTCTACACGTCCGACAACGCGTGCCACCAGCATGTTCGAAGGCTGATCGAGGAGCATGCGGGGGATTACACCAACCCGATGCAGCACCTGATCAAGATGGTGAGGCCGCTGATCCGTCAGTATGCGAGCCGCAAGAAGGCGAGGCGGGGTGAGGTGTTCCCGGCGATGCGGGAGCTACACGAGAAGCTTCAGGCGTCGCCCAGCGTGATTCACGCGGATTTTCACACTCACATGCAGAGCCGCCTCAGCGCGAACGAGTCGTTCGAAATTGGATTCCTTCAGACGGCCAGACCAGAACATAGGCTTGCCCTGGAAGTGATGTATGGGCGGATCAAGACCAGTCGCACCGCCATGAGCATGGCGACGGGATCAACCAAATTTATTGTGACCGAGCATGTTTTGAATCGCTACATGCGTCGTGAGCGAAAGCCGCCCTCGGAGTTCTTCGCGCAGCTACAGCCTGCCCTTCACATGGCGTATACGATGGGCCTTGGCGCGTTGAGCAAGGATCGGAACGAGATCATCCTACCTCATGGGGATGGTCTTCTTCTTGGGTATGCCTATTGGTCGAAGGCTGAACAGGGAGAAGAAATTACCGAGGTGCTGTTTTCAGTAGATAACGCCGAGCTTCGTGGGGCCAAGTGCGTGAAGCGCCAAGGACCAATCAGCAAATGTGTGCCACAGTTTGAAATCAGCACATATTTGAGTTCTGACGATCTTCTTGCGGCCAAAGAAGCGGTTCGAGACATGTTAAAAAAATACTACGCTGAATATCAGATGACCTTACAAGAGGCTTTTGACGGAATTCTGTTGCAACGTGGTGCTCATGCGAGTTCTGAGGAGTTGATCGCCTGTATCCGCGCGGGAAAAGCTTTGCTTGATACTCCACAGTGGGACCGCTACCTGAACCTGCGTGAGCGAAATTCATGGTCTGAGTATGCGGAGAGCGCTTGACGTTCTCACGAATAGGTGTATGGTGGGTCCATCAGTTAAGGGGACCCGCCATGCAGCTTCGCCTCGAACAGTACAACGACAACACCACTAGCATTCGTGAGGCGATTGCCTCGCTGATCGGTTGCCGGGACAACGAGGTGGCCAACGAGGCGCAAATCCTGCGCCGGGTTCTGCACACGCATCGCAACGACACGTTGCTGCGTCGGAAGCCGGAGGCGATCGAGCGCCGCGCCGCCATGGTGGCCCGTGCGGAAGAGGCCCTGAGCGCTCGGACGATTGCGGCGGCGAACGCCCTCGTCAACGCGACGCAGAAACATTTTCAGGCGGTCGGTGATGCGTCGGCCAAGTCTCTCCTCGAAATGATGAAGAGGGCCTAAGCGATGCGCTGCGTGATCGCGTACAAATGGTCCGAGACCGACCGGGGTATCTGCTCGGTCGAGTTCGCTGTCACCTCGGAGACCGACGTGCATATCGAGGCGGAGCGGACGCGCCTGATCGAAAAAGGCATGCACATCGTCCACGTTCGATTTTGGTGACCTGATGAAACCGCAACCCGTCTCGGTCGAGCAATTCCACGCCCTCCTGAAGGGTGAGACCACCGTGGAAGATATCCGCCAAAAGCGGATCGAGCGGCAGCAGCGGCGTGCGGCGGCCAAGCTCCAGCAGGCGTTCGAGGAATTCTACCGACATCGCTCGACCCCGTACTTGCTCAACGCGCTTCGGCGGAATCGTCTCGAACGGATGCGCGACATGGAATGGGAAAGTCTTTCCCTGACCGCGAAACAGGAGTCCGATGCGCGATGGTGGGCGGTGAAGAAGATTCTCGCGACCCGCCCGCATCATCTGAAAAAGCCTGAGCGTCTGGCGCTACGGCGAGCGAATGCGCTGGCCAATCGCGGCTTGGGGAAGGCCAAGAACCGATGAGCGGGGCGGAGCGAATCTTCCCCGATCAATTCACTGAGCTTTTCCCAGGGTTTGATGTGAATCGACAGAACATCGAGGCGACCAGTTGGTCCGTCCTGCATGTGCGGGGCAAGCTTCTGGACGAGGCGTTCGACAGTCGGTCTCTGACTAGGGGGTTTGACGCCTGGGTGAGCGAACACTGTACGGGGCGATACTTCGTCTCGTATTGGCTCCCTGATCTGAACAACGATCAGGCCACCCTAGTGGTGTGCTTCGAAGACGCAACCTCGGCGATGAACGTGCGCATGCGTTGGACCTGAATACAACAATGGAGAGTTCCAATGGTAGAAATCAAGAACCGCTCCACTCTGGTCAAGATTGAGGATCACCCGACAACCCTGGGCGGCGGGCTCCTCGTATGACCGCTCAGGCTCTGACGAAACAGCAGATGAAGCAGCAGAAGAGGAGACGAGGCCGCCCTATGGTGCGCGCGGTGATCCCATCGGACCCGATCGAGCGTCAGTCAACCGCATACATGTGCCAACTCGCCAAAATTCCGGCGGGGCAGGATTTTGTGGCATCGATGCGTTTTGCCCTGAAACAGCGCAGGCTCGAATTGCTCCAGCAGATCGAGCAAATCGATGAGGCGGACGCGGTGCTCCAGAAGAACCTGTTTTGGATGATCCGTGCCCGTGCTCGATCGAAACAAGTGCGCGAGAAGATCATGAGGGCACGGCCATGAGAATCGCCCGTACAGCCCCGGATAGAGAAATTCTGGCCACGCGTCGCTGGGTATGGCTCAACGGCGCCCTGAGCCACGTGGTGAGGCTGGAGAGGCCATCCAAGGACACCTACGAGCCGGACTTCGCCGCGCCCCGCTCCAATTGGTGCCGTGAGGAGTTCGGTGAGTCCTGCCTATCCTCGGAGTACGCGTTCGACCACGTCGCTCTGAAGACCTCTCGGATGAACACCGAGGGAGTCTGGGCGTACGTCGAAGGGGTGTGGCGGTTCAAACACGCGACTGCCGCGTTCGTGTTCAAGATGCGCTGGTGGGGCGACAACCAACTGGATCGGTCCTGATGGGGTATTCGGTCCAGTTTCCTCCGGCGATCTGTTTCGATCACTCCGTTCGGTGGCGGAAACGCCCAAAGTTCGTGGACGATCTCGCCCGCCGGGATGCGAAGCTTTGGTGCACCGAACGATTCGGTCCGGAACTATCCAAGGAAGAAGTTCGGCAGGGCGCGCTCGTTACCGCGATATGGCGGGCGACGTGGCAGGGCTTCCATTTTCTCCGCCCCGAACACGCTTTCGAATTCAAAATGGTCTGGGGCTGATGGCGATCGATCTGAATCGAAATCCTACGATGCGAAGGATCGACAATCCGCATGTCGTTGTGATTCTCCATGCGATATCAAACACGGAAATCAGAGATATGCGCGAATGGTGCACTGAGTCGAAAAATGCCGGTTTCTTTCTGTACTACTTCGACAAATCTCGTCAAGGCATGGTGTTTGTGTTCAGCCATGAGAACGTCGCGTTCGAATTCAAGATGAGGTGGGGTTGATGGCTACGCAATCGAGTGAACTCACCCTGAAGCTCGACCTCGGTCGGGACGCCTATCCGTTGGTCATCCGCAACGCTCTGGATTGGCTCGATGCCTTGCACTGGATTCTTGATTCGTCACGCCCAGGTCGATTCTCGTATGAACGCCACGTTGCCGGATGGACTTTCTACGTGACTGACCCCGATACAGCGGTTGAGTTCCGCATGCGGTGGTGCTGATTAAAGACTCTCGCTTGGAGTAAGACTTCCCGATCCATTAGGTATCCCACGTAGAACCTTTATTGCATAAATAAGGCCATGTCAGACATGCGCCATATCATCAACATCTTGAATGAGAGCCAAGTGCTCGACGAGATGCCGATCGCTCACCACCAGACCGTGGGCAACTTCGACAAGAATTCGTCCTTCCGTCACCCGGAGGATCGCAAGATTGTCACCTCGCCCAAAGCCGTGGCCAAGCTTCACAAGAAGTTCGCCAATAACGAGTTCGACTTCGGCATGTTCTTCGTGAACTCGCCGGAAGCGAACCGCCACACTGAGGTCGGCCGGGTCGATGCCGCCTGGATGGAGCAGAACATGCCCAAGGCATGGACAGAGATCGCTCCGAACGTGAACCCGAATTCGATCAACATCGTCTTCACCAACAATAAGGGCTCAGAGCGCTACCCGATGACCCCCTGGATCATCGCGCATCGCCTTGGCCACGTGTTCTACGCGGCAGGCCGCCGATCGCCTGGGGCGGTCCTCTGGGCTGAAGCGGAGAAGACCGCGAACGAATACACGGAATCCCTGCTGAAGCTGTTTGGCGTGACTTCGCCCCGTTCGCGTGGATACGGTGGCGGATACGGCGGATATGGTCGCGACGACTACAAGCAGACCCAGGCGTACGATCAGTACAAGCGCCGCCTCTATCACGGCATCGGCACGATGAAGTCGGCCCGCGACAACAACCTGCGCAACCCACACGAATTCCTGCACGAGATGCTTGCGCAGTACCTGACCACGGGCTCGATCAAGTTCCAGCCGATCAACCAGATCATCGACGGATACGCCTGGGGCAAGCCGCAGTACCGTGGCACGCGCGATGCCGAGGAAGTCGCCCATCTGCTTCAGTCGTTCGAGAACGACATGAACTACCACATCGAGAACATCCTGCATCAGGCTGTTGGCTCGCTGTTCGTGATGTGATGCGGTACCGCGAGCTTCTAGAAGGTCGAATCTTCCCCCTCGGCAAATCCGAGGAACAACTCATAGAGATGTTCATGGAAGGCCAGTGCTGGTCCCTGGCCATCGCTCACCACCGCCGCTACGGCTGGCCAATCTTCGTCCTGGGCGGGTACGAGGACGAGAACGAGCGGGACAATTGGGAGACTATCACGTTCTACCACGTGATGATTCGCCATCCCTCGGGTCCTGCGCTCGATATCAAAGGACCGCAGGACGTATCTGAGTTGATGCAAGAATGGCCCGACGCGGAATTCCTCCCCCTGACGGAGAATCAGTTGGTCAAGCTGTTCCGGAACCCCGAGATGGCACCTAAACCGGCAGAGATCGACTTCGCCGGAAAGGTGATCGACTACTACATGAAGAAGAAGTACCCATCCTTATACCAGGGATAGGGCACCACGAAGCTCGGTGGCCTGCGCCTCGACCATCTTGAGCAGGTCTTCCATGAAGGCGCGATCATGCAGACGAGGCCCACCGTGGTCGGTACCAACGTACTTGATCTCGCCATCGTGGCGGATCACCGCGTACTCGTTGTCCATCTCCCAGCCCACGTGGGCGACCGAAATGATCTTGATCAGTTCGAATTCCGAATTTCTATTCAGAACGCGGCGAATCAGTTTCAGCATACGCTCGTTCGCAATATCTTTCTGCTCGCGATCGATGAACGCGTCGCGATGCTCGTAGTAGGCGTCATGGAACTCCTGCCCCATCACGTGGCAGAAGTCGTCTCCGACAGGCACGGCGTCGTAGAACGCCTGGGCGAACTCGATGCACGCGGTATAGTCGGTGAACTCGGTCGGACTGAATGACCGGAGCGGACGCCCCAGCACGAGAAAGTCACCGAGGGCGACGCCATTGATCTGATGTTCCAGGCCGTAGACGGTGTTGTCGGGCATCGGAATGTCTCCTGATAATTTCACTAATATACACCGATACGGTACAACGTCAACACGGTTCAACCGAATGCGAGCTTGAACGCCACGGTGATGTCAGGATCGGAAAACTTGAAGGTCAGGAATTGCTCGCAATCCGAGACCCGCGTGTGCCAGTATGCTCGGGTGTCCGGATGCTGATCGAGCCATAGACTGATCTGACGCTCCTGTCCCAAAGCTTTCTTCATCGTAATGGTGAATTCGGCCCAAGGAAAATCCACTTCCTTCGGCATACAATTGGCATGGTCCATAAAATATAGCCCGAATCAACCCCAGCGCATCTTAAATTCAAATGCGTCGTCTGGTCTGGTAAAAAACCCGTGGACCCTCTGATAACCGTACTGACTGTCTTCGTCCATTATGTAAACCGGAACTATGACGAACCGACCGAGCCGCCCGGTCCCGATCTGGATCATCGGACCCTTGCTGATCCAATTCGTACCAACCGAGAACCCGTCATCCCCAAATCGCTCCAGGCACCAGTCTCGAACCGCCAGAACAAGAACCTCGTCACGATCCGCCGCGATGACTTGATAGCAGTATTTGTCCGTGATCAGATTGAGATGGGTGATCTGATCCTCGTATGCGAGTCGCCGCAGATTCCCAAATTGCGCAACGACGGCGTCACGAATCTTGCGGTTCGAGCGCCGCCGCTTGGCTGGATTCATGGGCCGGGTGGCTTTACTTTGCTGAACTGGCCGAACGTGGCAACCTTCACGTTCGGACCCGTCATCACCCTGTTGATGACCAAGGCGTCTTCGGAGTCGCCCATCATTTCCTTCGGATCAGGCTCCGGCTCCTTCACCGGAACCCCGTCAATGAACTTCCTGTAGATTCGGGAGGTCTGATAGTACGACGGCACAGGAGTCATCGCAGCACGAGCGCGCTGCATCATGAGGATCATCTCGTCCATCATCTCGATGTCGTTCACCGGGATTTGTACGGCCTGCCTCACTCCGTAGTGGGAAAGCTCATGCACCAGATGATACGAGGCATCCTGCCCGTACGAATCCCGGACGATCTCGAACGTCATCCCACCGTTGCCGGTGCTGAAGTGCGTGGATTCGAGCGTTTCGGTCTTCTTGCTCATGGGAATTTCCGTTCGGTGAACAACTTCTTCAGGTTGACCGGAAGAGATTCGTACTGTGCCTGACTGATCATCCCCGGACCAGGGAACGGAAGCGTCTGAAGGATCAGGAGCAAATCGAAAAGCTCGTCCGGCGTGGGGGCGGCCACATTGGTCGCACGAATGTATGTCGAGGGGAGCATATCTGACCTTATGACCAACGCATGCGGAATTCAAAAGCGGCAGTCTCGTCATAGATGACGAATAGAGCGGTCGCAACAACCGGACGACGGCTGGGTGAGCCAAACCACGAGGGTGTGGTTTTCATCCACGTGTCGCTGGGCATCGACCCGTATCGCTCCTCACAGTACGCCGTGGCCTCATCGATCTGATCCTGCTCTTGGATGACGAACTCAGCCTCCCCATCCCACACCTCAAATTTCTCAGACATTGACTTCCTCCCAAATTGACGTATTTTCTATCATACAGGAGAGGGCAATCAATGCGCAATTTTATCACGCGGGAAGCCGCAGCGATGCACGAACGTCTTCAGATGGCGAAAGCGCTTGGGATCGACGTGAGCCGGATCAAGAAGGTCCACGTCAGCGGTAAGACCCGGCTCGGGGTGATCGATGGATGTAAGCGTTGATCAGCTTCGAATACCTCTTCCTGCCGGAGGACGACGAAGGGTTCTTGCACGAATTCAGTCTTCGTGGACCACTGTTCGAGGCCGATGACGCCGAGGTAGAAGCTGCGGATGCGTGGTGTCACGAGCATTTCGGCCCACCGGGGTTCGGCGAAGAATGCCGCTGGGTCGCGAACAGTACGCTGAACGCGTACTGGTTTCGCAACGAGTTGGATGCGTTTACGTTTCGAATCAGGTGGGGATGAACATGGCAAAGGACGCGAACAGAGGATCACACGGGCACATAACTCTAGTGCCCTTGGCTTACCCCGCTGAGGTGCGCCGAGACATCTCGAACGCCGAGATCGGACGGATGCTCGAATGGGCCAAAGACCCGGAGATTCCCGGCCTCTTCCGTCACCGCTACGATCATCAAAAGAAGGCGATGGTCGTCTCGTTCACGGACGAGAATGCCGCGTTCCAGTTCAAGGTCCGGTGGGGATGAACGCACAACTCGACACCCTCCTCGACGCGCTCGATCGGGCCATCCAAACGCGGGAAGCAGCCGAAACCACTGGATGGACCAATCGCTCGCCCGAGGAAGCCCGCAAGATGGTTGCGGATGCCCGCCACGCCATCCATGACTTCGTCGCGGCACTCGCCACAGGGAAGCTACCATGACCCCGGAAGAGAAGCGGGCTCGCTACGTCGAAGAGTTGATCTTCGGTCTCAAGACGGCCCTGGAATGCGCCGAGATCGTCCAGAAAGACCCGAGCAATCGAACCGCCCTTCGAACGCTCGACCGACACATCAAGATGTCAGCCGCGATACATCAGGACATCGTCAAAACGGCCGAGGCGGATCGATGAAGTCCTCGCGCCGGATGTGCTTGCGAGCGTTGTTGTAACGCTCGCAATCCTCCCCGGTCATCGCCCGTGATCCAGTCCGGGCGTAGACCTCGTCCTCGATCGTCCGCTGAGCCGCGTATACGGCTGCGCCCCAGCGGCTGTCGATCTCCTTATCCCGCTTCCACTGGCGGTTCTCCCGGAGCGTCCTTGGGAGCCGAATCGTGTAGGCATATCCAAGCACCAGAAACGTGTACGTGTAGATGTACGCTCCGGCCCAGAATCCCCGCGCGTGCAGGTTCGGCGTGAAGTCTTCGAGCTTCATCGGAAACACGCTACCAGTTGGGTGAGCCCGCCGATCAGGCCCACGGCGAAGAACAGGGTCGCCAGAATGACCCCGTCATGAACCCGCATGATCCGATTGTGCATATGGTCGTGCGCCGACGACCAGACGCGCAACTCCCTGCCACGCCGATAATGCCATAGATTCCATAGAAATGACCGCCTGGGATCGACCATTCCACGTTCAAGTACACTCATCACAGCATCCCGTATTTCTTCAATTCGACATCGATCTCGCGAATGCGAGCATGTAGTTCATTATTGTCGTCGTACCGCACCAGCCTATCGGGATAGTCTGGTACCTGCTGAGACGAATACTTCGTCTCGACCCGATCGCGGTATCGGTCCGGAGACGAGACACGCCCGAACCGCGTGGTCACCGAACTCCCGTAACCGACAAGCTCCATCGATCGCTCCTGCCAGCAGCCGGTCACGACGCTCTTAGTGCGACGACCCTCCCTGGCATCGTCCCACTGCCGATGATACTCGGCCTCGCGTACGGCGAACCGCGCGTCGTTTTGGGCGATCTTGGCCAGAAGCACGGTCTTCTCGTTGAGCAGCTTGAACGCGCCAGGACCGCGCATGTCGAGGACCCGGCGCTCGAACGCGTCATACGCCTTCAGAATCTCATCCCGATTTCGCTCTGTCCACAGCCGGACATGCTTGCGTGTTTCGTTAAGGTTTAACCCGTACCCGCCATCACGGAATCGAATGCCCTTCCACTTCTCATGATGCCCGTCGAAATCGAAGTGGACGCGGAATCGATCGTACCTATTCTGGTAGTGATTGAACAGCTTGATCTGGACACCCCGAAAAGGACTTGCGCGATTGTCCTTCCAATTCATCACGAGATTGGCCATCACGCCCCCTCAGGAAAACTTCATCCGGAACATAAACGCGGTTGCCGGATCAGTAAACGTGTACGTGTATATATCTCCGATTTTCGTCGGCTCTTCGACCATCCCACCCTCAGGCGGAAACGTGACGAACGCAAAGTCCGGAAGAACCTCCATCAGAGGCTCCTCCCGGATGTGGACGAACCCCTGGGCCTCCGACGACGAGACCCATTCATGCGCGGCCATAGCCACCATATGGGCGTCGATCCCATAGAGTAAGACAGAAGGGAGATGAACATTCAAGAAGTACAACGGCACCTTCAGAACCACCTGGGGGTGCTTGCGCCGGATGAACCCGCCGCCGAAACGCTCACGGTCCTCCCACTCTTCGTCGTTCAACAGGATCGCCATCAGCACCACCGGAGGCGGAATTCAAACGCATCGCACTCGTGCTTGAAACAAAATACGAAATCGGTCCGATTAATCATGTGAGAAAGCAAATCGACGAAGTGCCGGTCTTCGCACCACTTGCGAACTTCCGCCAGAAACGCATTGGAAGTCACGACCGTAGCGGGGCTGTCATTCTGCGGCCACGGAATCCAACCGAATATGTGCGGATACGTGCGGTCCGGAAACGAATGGTAGCTCATGCTCATGATTCGATCTTACCCGAATCTCAAGACGAACGCGAACGCCTCTTCGTAATTTTTGAAGAAGGCGCAGTACTCAGACATCCTTGGAGTCAACTCGAAAGAATCGCATGTGCCGGACGAGCCTTGCTGCTCGAACCACTCATTGGCCTCGTGGAACCGTGTGAACTGAAGAGGGACACGATAGAGGTACGTCTGCCCAAGAGAGATGAAGCTGCATTCGATAATCATCTCGCGATCCTAACCGAATCGCATCTGGAAGGCGAACGCGTCCTCATAGGAGGTGAAGCCAAACGAGCACTCCTGCTGCTCGAACAGGTTTTCCTCCACAAACAACTTGTAAATGGCGATCGGGAAAACGCCCGGCGTATGCTGGGCCAGCCATACCTCAGCGTCAGCGATCCTCTCCAGCATGCGCGTATCATCCTGATCACCCGAACTGTCCCGCAGAATCGGAAGTTCGACGCTATGCGTCAGGTGGACCCCGTAACGGGATAGGGAGATCGGCTTGATCATGCAAATTTCATCACGTACGAGAAGGCGTCCTCATACCGGACGAAATACATGTGTGTAATGATCCGTGGATACTTCAATTTCACAAACCGCCGCAATGCCCTGTTGAGAAACCCACCCCCTCGAAGGCTCAAGCTGGCCGTATACGGGAACGCGGAAGCTGTAGACACGGCCTCTGAGCGGTAAAGAAACGGTTTCGATCATCCGAATCTCATCAGAAACGCGAACGCATCCTCATAGCAGGTGAAGCCGATCCAGTACTCCTGCGCGGTCGCCCAGCTTTCAATCGCCGGGTTGAAGTCGAGGTTGATCACGATCGGATAGGCCGTGCCCATGCCGACCTTGCGCTTCGACACCCCAGGGGTGTTCTTCTTGATCCACGCCCAAGCCTCGTCGATGAGGTCCCAAGTCTGCTCACCGTCGTCGAGATCGGGAAGGAGGACCCGATGGGTGAAGAGGACGCCGTCGTGGGTCTCGTTGATGGGTACGATCATGGAGAGCGCCGAAATCGGTCCTAAATGCGATGAATGGCGACTCCATGATAAATAAAGGATGTGGTCATGTAAACATTGCAAACAAGAATTCGACTATTCATCGACAAGCCAGAAGGCCAACCATTCTCGGTGGTGCATTGCCAAGCCGGGTAGCCGCGACACTACGGTGTTGAAGGCGGCACAAATGCGCGTTCAAAACGAGAAGCTTGGACTGATGACCAAGTTTATCGTTAAGTGCGATCGATGTGAATCAGATGTAGAAGTTACTGAGAGAAAAAACCTTCATCCCGTAAAAGAAAAATACTTCTGTGGTAGGAAATGCAGCAATTTTCGCGGCAGCGGTCTCGAATGGCACAAAGGGAAGCGTGAACTTACCAGATATACAACCATATGCTTTGCGCATCATGAAAAGAAATGCGTTGTATGTGGCGAGAACAAAATCGTGGCTGTTCACCACCTTGACGAGAATCATAAGAACAACGATCCATCGAATCTCGTTCCAATGTGTCCGACTCATCATCAATACTGGCACAGTCCACATAGAGCGGACGTAGAACAGTCTGTGCAGGAATATATCGGTAATTGGATCAATAAAAACAACTAATACAACCTGTGGTGGAGTACTAGGGAATCGAACCCTACGAAAACTGCTTGCAAAACAGCCGGTGTCCCCAGCTACCTCGTACCCCAAGCCACAGTTGTAAAAACTCTCCCTTAGCAGGGGAGAGGCCGTCTTAGTACAACATCTAAGTCCGGATGCAACCCCGGAATCCCTTCGCGTGGATCGCTCCACGTTACTTTGCCTAACCATCGCGATGGGCAGGCGCGTGAGGAAGCCGTTCTCACCTCAGTAGACGTTGGTAGTCTCGTTGTTGGTTGCGGAGCTTGGATTTGAACCAAGGACCTCTAGGTTATGAGCCTAGCAAGCTACCAGACTGCTCCACCCCGCAACAGCCAACAACGTTGAGATATTTGGAGCGGGCGATCGGGATCGAACCGACGACAGCCACATTGGCAATGTGGTACTCTACCGCTGAGTTACACCCGCGCACCAAATAACGAATCTATTTAGTAACAGACTCGATTATCGTAGGCGAGCAAGGTCAAAACCTTCGGGAACGGCCGGTTCAAATGGCCTGGGGTCCGTGTTGGAACCCTTCCGAGGGGGAATCGAACCCCCGTAGCATGACCAGGGCTAGAGCTATGCTCCCTACCGCGATCCTTCCGCTACCCCAAACCTGGGACGCAGTGATTACATAGTAGCGCCCCTGATGACGCCTCGAATGACTACCACTGCCGGGGCGCCTTGACGCCCAACTCGCCTTCGATTCACCCAATATAGGGATTCCTAGCGAGGCTGTCAACTAATTCGTCGAACAATTTCTACGAAAATAAATACCCCTATGAGGTACCATGAAATTGTGTCCGAGGGACGCACGATCGAAATTGACGGCAAGAGTCCATACGAGAAAGAAAGTAAGATGATGAGGTTCTTTGAGAATCCATCACTATCTCAGATAATTTCCCTGGCTGCTAGGTTTGATCTTCGTGGCAGCGCTGATGGTGAATCTGTTTTCGTATGGGACGCAAGGCAGATCATTCATCACAATGCGCGTTATCATTTAAGGCACGAATCTCAATTCGGCGAGGATAATGTGCCTTATGCGTTCAATTTCTACGTCATAAACAAGAATACGAAGTCGGATAGACAGACTCGTGAGGAATGGGCTTCGTCGAAGCGGTGCGACTTTTACTTGGTTAATCCTCTAACGGTCATCAGCGTGATGAAAAATTGGGGTCCAAAACTTGAGTTGATTCCAAGTTTCTCCCGGCTCGTTCAGGGCGCGTCGATGATTCCTACGATTCGGTCCAAACCCTCGGCTCCGGATCAGTCGTCTTCTTCGTCCTCGCCTGTTCCTGGGTCGATCACCGCGTAATCGCTGATTCGGACCTGGGTGAATCCCGCCTTCACGAGAGCGCGTTCTGACGCGTTTACGCACCCGAAGTTCTCACCGGGGCAGTGCCACGCGCCCGTGACGACGATCGGGTTGTCTGGCTGAAGCTTCATCGCCTTGACTGCTTTGGCTACTTTCGGGGGCCAGTTTGGTGTGAGGTTATCACAGGCGAAGATTCGCCCTGCGATGAGCCCGGCATTCTTCGCACGGTGCAGGGCTCCTTCGAGTGCCCGACTGTAGGTCATGTACATGGGGATTTCGTCGCTCAGTTCCCCATCGACCACGAGGATATGACCGGTCCAGTGGTTGAGTTCGATGATCAATCCGTCGCGTGATGCACGGGCATCGTATCGCCCAAGAAGGTTGTCGGCTGAGCCGCAGGCTGACCCCGGATGGGTGAGCACCAACAGGGGCACCACGGGCTGTTCCGGAACAGGCTTTGCCTTCGCCGCCTTGGCGGGCTTCATAGGCGCTGGTGGGGCTGCTGGGGCGTGCGGGGCGGTGGTGGGTTCGTTCTGCGCGGCTTCGAGCAGATTGATGATCGAGCGAATATCCATACTCGTATTTAGAAAAAAATATTGACCGCCGATTCGCCCGATTCGTACAACGCAGGCATTCCACGGCACCCAATTTTTCCATGCATATTTTTAGGCATTTTTCTCATGGCCCGTCATCATTACCAGAAGTGCAATCCGGAATCTGATTTTGGCTACCGCGACCTCATCTACAAGGTGATGGTCGAGGTTGGTACGCCGATGTTTTCCAACGACGTGTGGGCGTACGCGGTCGAGAAGGGTTACGACAAGCTTCTCTATCGGAACGGTGAGACCTTGGCGAAGACCCCGCATGCGACCGTGTATGCGCGGATGTCTGAGGAGGCCAAGCGCGGCGGCTTCCTGAAGCGGACCGAGGTGACTGGTCGAGCCTACCTGTACGAGCTTGTGCCGGGCAAGACGCCCAAGAAAGGGCGCAAGCTCGATTACAAGTCGAAGAACGTCTACGTGTATGCGTTGTACGAGGCGGAGACGGAGATTCCGTTCTACGTCGGCATGGGTGTTGGTCAGCGCAAGGACGTTCATCTGGTTGGTGAGTCGCACAGCCCGGTGGTGAACAAGGTGGTCTCGCACCTTCGTTCCCAGGGTCGGACTCCGGTGGCGAAGATTCTGGAGCAGCGTTTGGACCGCCACACTGCTCGGAAGTTTGAGGCCGCTTATATCAAGGAATGGGGGCGTCGCAGTTACGATCTAACTGGCGTTCTGTTTAACCAAAAAGCTTGATATGCATTGACCTGACGAATCCGCAGCCATATCCCACGGGGTATGGCCGCGTTCGTTCGAACTCCTGCGTTGCAGTTCCCCATCGACCCCTCTTGGGTCGCGGTGATTCTTCGCCTGAGCAACATGCAGTTGTTCGAGGGTCGCCACGAGGACATCGTGGCGTGGATCGAGACGGACGAGGTTCCTGGGACGGTATTTTTCTATCACCGGGAGTGGACTGAGCCTTCGCAAAAGCCGCTCCCCAAGTTCTTCGACCCCAACATGCCCCATAAGGGTCGGGACCACGTTTACGTGTTCGACAATCCGGACGCGGCGTTCGAATTCAAGCTTCGGTGGGCCTGATGAATTGGAGATTCAAGCTCTACCCTTCTGAGAAGTGGAATTTTCTGAAACAGCACAATCCGGGAATGGCTCATGCGTTCTGTCCGGATGACAACGAGTTTTGGAAGCACGAGATCGGAGAACGTGAGGACTTGGTGAGTCCCGCCATCGCATGGTGCCACGAGCATTTCGGAAAGCCGTTCACCGGGGTGTGGGCGCATTCGAGTTCATGGATTATGTTCGGCGATGACAACCGAGCGTTCGAATTCAAGCTTCGGTGGGCTTGATGGCTAAGTGGGTGACTACGGCGGCGACCGCCGACCATCATACCGGGTCCGTTCATGTTCGGATCGAGCGATCGATGTTTTCGAACGACCTATTGGTTGAGATGGTTTCTTGGTTGGCCAGACACGATCGCCCTGGTAGCTTCTCTTATCGGGACGCCCGGCGAGAACTTAACTTCAACAAAAAGAAAAATCAGGTTGTGAGTTTCCACATTACCGATCCGGATGTGGCGATGGAATTCAAGATGCGGTGGTTCTGATGGCACGGCGGATTGTTCCGAGCGACGGCATCGATTTACCTGCGGGGTGCACGAACGTTCGTATACCCCGAGGTCCCGGACGGCCGGGTCGTGCGGAGATGGTCAACTGGTTGATGGAGAATGATCGCCCAGGGGTGTTCCGGTACACCCGTATAAACGGCTTCAGCGCGATCTACTTCTATATCTCAGACCCTGGCGTGGCGTTCGAATTCAAGATGCGGTTTGGCTGATGGCGACACAATGCCAAGTCCTGCCTGAAGTGCACCGGACGAGCTTCCATTTCCTCCAGGTGGTGGGGCCGCGCTTTTCGTTGTCGAAGGAGCCGATCCGAGAGTGGCTGAGTAATCCATCTCGGCCGGGCTTCTGGACGTGGGGTGGATGGTGGCTGGCGAGCGAGGGTAACTTCAGCCCGAACGACTGTATCGAGGTTGCGATCACTGATTCTCAAGTGGCATTCGAGTTTAAAATCCGATGGGTATAAAAGTCCGCCAGATCAAGGTTGATGAGCCCGAGGTGGCCGGTATGTACCCGTTTGGTTTCTTTTACATGCACGAGAATCAACGGTGTGACGAGATTATCAAATGGTGTGAGGATCAGTTCGGGGAGTTTTCCTTCAAACACGCGCGCGGCCGGATGGCCTGTGATATCGGACCGATCCTCCGCTACGTGCTGTTTCGCGATCAATTGGACGCGATTGCGTTCAAGCTCCGGTGGATGTGATGGCAGCGATCGTGAGAGATCAGGGGAAGTTAGGCCCCGGTGCAATCCCGGTCTGGTTCGACTGTTTGAGCCGAGTGGTGTGCCCGATCGACGAGATGATCACTCCAATGGGCAGCATACTGAGTTGGTGTGTAGATAATTTAGACGGACTTGTTTATTTTGAACTCGATCCCTTCTCCAATAATGATGAACACTATGGGACCAAATACGTCTTGTGGTTCTCTGACGAAAATGCGGCGTTTGCGTTCAAGATGAGGTGGAAATAATGTCGAATAAAAGTATGAGGAGATTTAGCGGATTTATCGGCGAGAAAAAGCTCTCTAAGTTATCGAGGAAAACCGATTTTACATCGGTAACTCTTTACCACGACCTCAAGAATCCGAAAAAGAGTCCGATTCCGGAGATTGAAGATTGGTGCAGGACATACGCGGTTGGCCGTATCTGTTATCAGGTGTTTGAGAATTGGGAACCGTATGCGGTATACACACCGGATGGTTCTCAACGGACTGAATACCGAATAACCGGCCATCGTCATTGTGTGACATTCGAGAATTCGAATGTGGCATTTGCGTTTAAGATGCAATGGGCCTGATGGGTTGGCTGAAGCGGGCTTGGGAATGGCTCCCGCGCATCACGATCCAAAAGAAGCCGTTGTCGCCGGGAAGTCCATCCATTCTGAGGCGGCGAGCGGCCGAGGCCGCCGCGATGCTCAAGGCCGGTTGCTGGCTCGATCGCGCATCCTACGACGCCCGTGGCCTGCATGTCCCTCTTACGGTGGTGAAGATTCATCGCCGCCAAGAGGATGGATTGCTGATCCCCGACTTCATCTCGCTGATCGCCTGGACCGGGGAAAACGTAGAGGGGGAAATCGTCTACGAGGTCATTGACGAGCATGTCGAGGCGGGCAGCAGCACGATACGTGTCCCTCACAACGGCGGACTTCATACTATCCGAACACCCCGTTATGTCCGGATCGGGTGCTGGCATTCGTTCTCGTTCACCAATCCGGATTCGGCGTTCGCGTTCAAGATGCGGTGGGCTTGATTTATTATAGAATACGCGTACATTAGGGGGATCAGCGCAGGAGATTCCCGATGTCCAGTGTTCCCGAGTTCATCGCCCGCCGCGTCTCCAGCCGGATTTACCCCGGTGGGTTCTACTGGTCGCTGCGCCTCCGTCCGATTCACCCGACCTCGCATTTCGAGTGGGCTCAGCTTGCCTGGATCAACGGAGAGTGGCGCGCTTGGGGCGACGACGAGGACATGGGTCGGGTCCTGCGGGCGAGCCTGTATGATGTCCGTCGCGGCACCCTGGAACAGGCTCTGGCGGCATGCCGCACCGCCTACATGCGGTACTGGCACACCGAGACGCCCCCGACAGAGCTTGACGACGAGAACGCCGCGATGTCCGCCGAGGAGGCGCGTCACGACTATGAACTCCGCATGGAAGGCCATTTCGATGCAACCGGTCCGGGACAGGATTGGGATGCCAATCACGGGTTCGATTGCTGATGAGGTGGCGCATGGATAAAAAACAGATACTGGCCGCCCGTAAGGCGGCCTTGGACGCGAAGGCTGCACCGAAACCTACGATCATCCACGTTAAGGCGGGATTGTTCTGGCGCGGGGTTGATCTTGAAACGCTTCCGTTCTTTCAGGAGATCAGATCGGATGATTACGTGGTCCTCGATCACCATTCCTCTGAGATTCATCGGTGGTGTCTTGCAAATGACCTATTGATTGCGGTCGATTCCGTTAACAAAAAGCAGCGCATTCTCGCCGAAGCAAGGCGACGGTGGAGCCTCGGGCAAATCACAGCGAATGATGTCGAGCATGAATTCGTTCTCGCTCAGCGGATGTATCCTAACTCGGGATGGTTCATTCGATTCCGTCAAGAAGGTGCCGACATGGCCTTAAAGATGCGATGGTTTTAGGGAACCTCGGTCGCAACCAATACGTTTTTGCCCGTGCCTGATCTCAAGCATCCGGCACAACAGGGACTCTCGCCGCTCATCCAAGCTCCCCCTCAAGCCTGAGCGTGCGAGAGTCCTTTCTTTTTAGAGCGTTAGGCGCCAATAGCCGGGTGGGTATACCCCCTCGATCGTCTTGACCCAATCCGTGCCGTTCCAGCGAAGCTGATTACCCGAGTTGGTATTCAGGACGAAGTCGGCGGTCGTTGAACCGTGGACGGGTGAGAACACCACGGTCCAGGCGCCGGACCGATACTCGATAATGTCGTTGTGCTTTGCCGTCAGGGCGCCCCAGGCTTGGCTTGGGCCAAGGTCGTGTAGGATGAGATAGCGCTGGCCGTTGACCTGCCCTGGCAGGCCCTTTCCGGGATAGGTTCGGATCGGATCAATGACGCCGTCAATCGTCCCCTGGGAGTTTGCCGGGAGCGTATCCAGATCGACCTGCCAATGGATGATGTTGGGATTCGTCGCATCGTACTGAAGCGTCCCGATGATGTCGTGGCTCCAATCATCGATCTGGTCCGGGCTCGTCTTCAGGTGAATCTTTGACAGGCCGGGGCGTAGCGTCCCATAGAGGTCGATAAGCTTCTTCCACGGGAAGAAATCTCCTCCCACGTCGGTCTCCGCCCCATCGGGTCCGAGAAGGCGAATGAGCCCATCGTGCACCTCGATCAGGTTGTTGCCCGGCGTGGTGATATGCTGGAACATGAAGGTCTGATCGGTGATCGCGCCATCTTCCTCGCGACCGTCATAGACGTTCGTGATGATCTGCTCGATGATGCGCTGCTGCATGACCTTCGCGGGCGGCGAGAGCCAGAATGGGAGGCGGAACGTCAGCGTGGTCACGTCGATATCTGAATCCACGCCCACGGGGATCGAGCGGGACGACCACTGGATGTCGGTGAGTTCCATCATGGTCATGGCGGTCCAGTCCAGAGCGTTGTCTGAGTTCTGAATCTGGAAGTCCGGGTACACGACCACGAGAATCTGCTCCATGATCTGGTATTTCTGCTGCTGATTCGATGTCCAGATGTCCACGTTGACGGTCATCTCGAACGGGCGGGGCATCATGCGCTCGACCGTGTAGGAGCGACCTGGGCGGATACCGGCGGCATCCGTGTACTGTCCCGTGGCTTCGTCGAAATCACGCTCCAGTACCTGTCTGGTGTCCACGTGTCCGGTATGCTGGAGATCACCGCGTCGTCCAGCTAGACCGACATGCGCGATCGTGATCCGAGGGGCCGCCATCGCGGTGTTCTCGGAGTTGTTCCGAAGGATATGGCCCACGGTGCGATCCTGAATGGCCATCGAGCAGGGGACCACCTTTAGCTGGGGTTCAATCACGATTCCGTTCACGACGCGGCGACCGGTCATGTACTGGAACCCTGAGAACGCACGCATCATCTGCTGAAGGAATCGCTCCTGCTGATTATCGTACCAATAGTCGAGTTGCTGAAGTGCCACTTTTAAATCCTCGTTCGGTTATGTGCTTATTTATTGACGCAAACGAGGCGTGATCCTTAATTGGACTGGTTGATTAAGGAATTTTTCATGTCTTTCGGAATCAGAGTGAGCAATTCAGGTATAACGGTTGGCGCGGCTGTTAGTGTGAAGTCCGCCAAAGCATCGTCAGGCAGTTGGAATCATCATGCTCCGGCCCCGGCTATCTCTCTGTCGGGCACGCTTGGCAAGAAGGTTCAAAACCGAGTGAAGGCGCTCAAGCGCTCTAAGGTGAAGGCGGGTGGGGTCGGTGAGCCGATCCAGACGGTGATTCCGGCGGGCTTTGCCTTCATCATGCTGGTTGGTGAGACCATGGAGACCGCGAACTGGCAGTTCGTGACGTTTGAGTACGGGCGCACCCTTGGTACATCGACGCAGCCCTTCATGGTGTTCAAGGAGATCACCAACGAGATGCACCGATTCTGGAAGCGCGTCGTCATCGACGGGTCTTTCCAGGCGAACGAGCGCGGCATGTGGATGCGTTCGATGAAGCTGGTTGAGGTCCATCAGTCGGCCAAGGACGTGACCGAACGGCTGTTCGGCGAGGAGGAGGCGTTCAAGGATTCGATGCGGCTCGGCGCAATGGCCAAGCTCTCTCCCCAGGAGGCGAAGCTGCTCGGCCTAGAGACGGAATACACGATGCTCCGGCTTATCCAGACCGGACCCCGCGAAACGGAGGATGACAACCTCGCCAGCACACTTCGGGACTCACTATGCGCGCTTGGACTTGATAAATCCATTTGACGGTCTCTCGATTCGGTGTATAGTAATGGCATCAGCAACGGGAGATGCACATGCTCGCAAAGGATCAGCCCCTCAGCGCTCAGTCGGATGCCGCCAAGGCGTATCTGCCGCTGATCACTAACGGCAAGGGGCTGATCCGGGCATCGAAGCCCAAGGATGGCAACGCTGCCTACGTCTGGCGGATGGTGGCGTTCTCGGTGTCCACGGACCGTCGTCAGCAGTGCATGCCGATGACGGCGGATTTCGGCGTCACCGTTCCCGAGGACTGGCGGGTGAACGCTCCGGCGGATTGGATCGAGGCGCGGGTCGCGAGCACCTACGAGCGGCCGGACGACGTGGCATTCTGCCAGCGGCAGAACGGTTCGGTCCGCGCCTATCACGTTGCCCAATGGGAGAAGTACGATCGTCGCCGCGCCTACATCAAGGACGTGCTCGACCCGATCGTGAAAGAGATCGTGGACAGCGTCCATGTGACGAAGCAAGCTGGCACGATGCGTTGGGCTCGCGCGTTCGGAGTTGCATAATTGTTTCACATGACGGTCGAGACGTACTTCATGTTCGTCCTGCCAGGGATGATCCTGGCCTTATCAATGACCATGGTTGGGATCATGCAATTCCAACTTTGGTTGCGACGCCGTCGCAAGCGCTACCTGAAAAAGCAAAACATGGATGGTGACGGAATCTAAGTAGTTCGCTATCGAGGCACCCATGCAGGAGGAACCCATGCGCAAGGCATTCATCGTTTTCGAAGAGTCGTGGACCGGTCGGCAGTCCGCCCATATCGTGTGGGACGAGGTGAATGCCCCGATGGAGTCGAAACTCTCACGGCAGATCGGCCCGGCGATCGAACTCACCGGACAGCTTCTCGAACTGGCCAATGGAACCCGTGAGAACCGGATCAGCCTGATCGTCGCGGGCCTGTCGAGAAACGCCGCCTAATTGGCTCTCTGCGGCGCCAGCGCCTAAATACTCCTGCCCCCTCCCAGGGGGATGGTTGCACTCTTCCCGCGATTACGGCCCCCGTGAGACATCTCCGGGGGCCGTTTTCGTTCAGGGGACGATCTCGAACTTCAGATCGAAATTGGTCGTGTAGTAGACCTGCTCGCCCGCACAGAACGACACGGTCTTGCGGACGAACCGGTATACCCCCGGTGTGATCCCCTGGGGGAGGATAAGAGATTCGGAAATCTCAAACGTGTCCGCGCGCACCCAGGTGAGATAGGATTCTCCGCGATAGAGAATCTTGGTCTGCTCGTTCACGAACACGTTCGACGTGGTGGTGTGGCAGGACTGATTCTTACGGAAGTTCTCGTGCGTGAAGACGGGCTCCAGCATCTTGAAGGTGCTTTTGCGGACTCCGTTCACGTCGTGCAGGTAGGCGGGCTCGATCTGCTCATGCGCGGAGACGGACGTTTTCGCACGAAGTGATCCGGCCGAACGTTGGGCGATGTCCACGAGGTAAAGGATGCTCACGACAACCGCGAACACCAGGGCGATAACGCTTAGAATCTTTTTAAACTTAGTCAAGATATTTCCCCTTTTAACAACAAAGAATCAACGTTTTCATGAACCATAAGTTCATTTTTTTAATATTGCGATGGAAATCTCGGCTGGTTATGGTTGGCACATATTCCATTCAAGGATTTTATCAGTGCTTTCAGTCGAACAACTCAAGGGCGTCCACATTGCTGTAGCTACGCCGTGCTATGGTGGGCAGGTATTTCAGAATTACTTCATGAGTATTCTGAAACTCGTGTTCAATGCGCACTCGAACAACGTTGCGCTGAGCTTCCTCATCCGTGGTGGCGATTCGCTGATCCCGCGAATCCGCAACTCGATGGTGGCGGAATTCCTTGCGACAGACCACTACACCCACCTGCTCTGGATCGACGCCGATCTTGGATTCGAGCCCGAGGCGGTGTTCCGTCTGATTAAGGCGGATCGCGATGTCGCGGCTGGCGTCTACCCGATGAAGACCCAGGCATGGCCGGACAAGATTCCCGAGGGCATGACCAAGAAGGATTTCGAGGCCAAGTATGGTCGCTATCCGTTCAACCCGATTGGCGGCAAGGTCAAGATCGATGAGGACGGCTTCATTGAAGTACTTGACGCGCCGACCGGTCTGATGCTGATCAAGCGGGAAGCGCTCCTGCGGATGGTCGAAGCCTATCCTGACCATAAGATCATCGCCGACCATATGCCGGGCCTGGAGCATATCGCTGAGAAGATCGAGAAATTTAACTATCGCCTCTTCGACGTGATGACAGAACCGAACGGTCGATACCTCTCTGAGGATTATGCGTTCTGTCGCCGCTGGCAGGCGATCGGTGGACGCATCTTCGTGGATGCGGCCTCGAACATGACCCACCAGGGCGGTATGCTGTACGGGGGCAACTTCCTAGAACACATTCGGGTGACATATGCGAAGCCGCCGGTCGGCTAAAATTTCGTGTGGCGATACGGCGATCTCCCTAAGGGAGCGCCGATCCCTGTTGAGCCAGACCTCTAAATCATACGAGTTCAGTTCCGACGTGCTCGAATGGATCAGAGGGACAGGTCTCGGTCGGTATACGATCGGAACCGAGTTCGAGGATGTGGAGCATGCGCCTGGATACGTCCTGGCGTACCCGGTGGCGCACTTCGAATCTCCCAGCGACGCATTGGCGTTCAAGATGAGATGGCTATGACGGCGATTCCCCTGGATTGGAACACGCACAAACATCTACTCTGGGGACGTAAGCCAGTCTTTGCGACACCGAATGGCCTGATCGGCGGGGGATGGGAGGTACCACGGTTCATTGAGGAATGGCGCCGGGAGGCTGGGATCGGGCCGATCGAGTTTCGAATGCGAACCGGTGACTCTGAAGTGATCACGTTCGAGGTGTTTCATCGGAAAGAGGCCGAGGCGGTATTCTGTTCAGAAAATGATGCATTTATGTTTAAAATGAAATGGCTATGAAAGATACTCCTCAGATTTCGGATAACAGCAAGAAGATCGCCAGCCTCATTGTTTTATGGCTGCTCGTGGCGGGATCGTGGAAGTCGATCGAGGTTATTGCCACTTTGTTCAAGTGGGTATTCCATTAACGAAAAAGGCCGCCCAATGGGCGGCCTTTGTCTTAGGAGAACCAGCCCTTCTTGACTGGTGCGGCGAAGATCAACGGCATCGCTTTAGCAGCGTTCTCCGTGCGCAGGATACGATCGTCGAGACCGTTGTAGCCTCCGTTGATCCGCTTGGTGATCGAACGAATATCATCCACGTCCGCGTAAGTGGAAAGTTTACGCGAGTTCCAATACTCACAAGCAGTTAGCACTGCATACTTGGGATCGCACGCAAGTTCAGGATTTGAAACAAGGTCAACACCGAGTCTGCTACCAAAGACTTTGTAATTTGCCTTGCCGGTTAGCTGAAAAATTCCGCGACCCTTGTACCGGACTCCATCTCCGGCAGACAGGTTACCGAGGTCTTTACGGCCTTCATAGGCGCGCCCTGAGGCATACTCAGTTAGCGTGGCGAATCCATCAGTTTCGTGTGACGCCTGTCCGAGGAAGTGCTTCACACGCAGAGGGGTGTTGATCTCGTACTTCTCCAGAGCGTCGGCCATAAATCCGGCGAGACCGTCGATGACCGACTTCTTGCCACGAGGGGCGACCTTTAAAAGAATTTCCGATGTAATGATCATGAAATAACTCCACAATGAGCAGAGTTATTTACGGCTACTTACATTCGAATTATCCGCTGGTTAACCATCCTCCTGAGAAGCCTTGACAGGCTCGCAAATCGTGCTACTTTGTCGAGAAGGAGTGGAACCAGCTATGGAAGACAACGGTGGGCTTGGCCCGTCCCCAGGGAATCGGACGGTCATCGCACGCATGTATGCGGCGCAGGTGACAACGGACGATCGCGGTGGTCGCGGCGACATGATCGGCATTTACGAGAAAGAAGCCGATGCCACGACGGCCTCCAAAGGCCGAGGCTGGTATGGAGGCGATGCGGATGTCTATCCGGTCAGCACGATCACGCTGCCCTCGGGACAGACCTACCTGCTGAGAGACCCCAGCCCGATCACGGTGAACGTTGATCTGATCCAACGGAACAAGGACGTTCGTGAGCAGGCCCGACAGAAGCTCGCCGCCCTCGGGCTCACGGAAGAGGAGCGCAAACTCCTCGGTATCACCGACAGAATGATCGCGCCATGATGGATACGGGATTCAATGAGGGAAATCTGCAAGTGACAAGCGAGACTCACGCTCCGGACGACACCCCAGATGACGGCGCCGGTCGCGTTGACCGCGACGCCCTCCGACGAATGCATGCGCAGAAAATGACGCTCCGTGCGATGTCGGAAGAACTCGGGGTGTCGCGTGAGAGAGTTCGGCAGGTCATCCGGAAAATGGGGCTGAAGTCGAAGCTTCAGATGATTAAGGAGCGAAATACCGCAATCCTTGAAGAGTCCGCTTCTGGAAATGCCACGGATGAGGAACTGGCCGCCAAATACGACGTATCACCGGCAAGCATCGCTCTAATTCGGCGGCAGCACGGCTTTGGAGCAACCGAGTATCGCTCGGAGCGACTTCTCTCTGCCATTCAGGCGGTAATGGACGGTATGTCCATTCGAATGGCCGCGTCCGAGTATGGTGTCTCTCCAGGGACCCTTGCGGGCCGCCTGGACAAGACCGGAGTGAAATCCACATACGGGCGGTGGGGCGCGCTCAAGCATCGCTACGACGTGATCCCGGAAATGCTGAGAGACGGGAAAACGTGGCATCAGATTATCGATCGGCTATCGGAGATCGAAAGGCGAAAGATTCGCTACGAAACTCTCCGTATCTGGATCGCGAATCACCTTGTCGATATCGACATGCCCGGATCAGACGATTCGAAGGATCATTCCGCGACCTGACCCTTCAAAACACGGAGATTCAGAATCTCGGCGGCCTGTCCTGGCTTGATTGCCCCTTTCGGGAGTGGGCCGCCGTAGGTCCACGCGAGAACATCGCGTAGGTAGACTTCGTGGTAGTCGATCGTATCGCACCGCCCGTATTGGTGAAGGCGATACTCACGTCTTCCAGACGGATACTGCATGAGAAAGAATGTGATTTCTTCGTCATACGTGGCGAAGTCGGCCGCGTCCTGAGGGTCTTCGAAGGGCCAGTCCACTTTGTGATCGACCATTGCAACCAGGGTTGGTGCAATCAGCCCGAGACGTTCGAGTGCAATCAGGGCTGGGTTGAAAATTGGATACATAGGAATGGCCTTCAAAATACCGCTTCACTGTAAAGCGGCAACCCGTTAAGAGCAAAATTAATCAACAAGATTCGGAAGGAATCGATGGCCTACGCTCTGAACGAAGTTCTCGACTACGTCGCTTACGCGCACGCGCGGAACCAGTCGTTCCCCTACGTGGATTTCGTCGCAGATGGCCTCAAAGTGCCCCAGAAGCTCCGTGATGGAGCCGTGGTGTTCCCGAACGGGTGGGCGGATGCGAAGCGTCTGAATTGGCGGCGCCGCCACAAGCTAACCATTCCGGACAAGGTCGTACGGGACCGCCGGGCTCCGTACGAACACGCCCCGGTGATGGATTAGCCTTTTGGTGCAGCGAATCGCATCTTGAAGGCGAATCCTACCAAACACTGAGAGAATCGGAACGTCGCCATCCGACTGTTGCGCCGGTACATGAACCGGGAGAGCTTCCCGCTTTCGGGTGAGCGCATGTTATCGGGGTCATTGATCCACGCGACCACGTCATCCCAATCGCCCCCGTCGATTACGATTTTCGGTCCCGGAATGCCCGATTGCCTGTTCTGGGTATGGAAGAGTGTCTTATTGCGCGGGGGAAGCCGTAGGCGGGCAGGCTGCTTGCTCAGCCACTCCGCAAACTCCGAAGGGTGTGTGGCCATCCAGCGCCGTGTGGCGGCGATCTGCGCGGCACTCCGTTCAGCCATCCAAGCCTCAGTGTGTTGGTGTACCTTCGAGCTTTGCCTCCAGAGCCCTACAAAGATCAAGTAGGTTCTGCGGAAGCTCGGCTGTGGCGGTCTCCTCCCACGCGCGAACGAGAGTGTCGGTCACCGGCAGGTATTGCTGTGATCCGGACGGGCATAGACCCTTGGCTAGCTTCTTGGACATTTCTCGCTGACGGATAAATTCCGCACGGTCTAGCTTAACAGTAGATGACATGATAACCCCTGAATTCGTAGCCAAATGACCACATTCCACCCTTTTAGGTCAAGCTACCATGACCTCACAAAACCCGATTGATATTATACTGTACTTAGAAGTCCGTTTCGGGTTTAACTGCCTTGAACAGCGGTACCTTTTCAGCCCTCTTTCGTCCGTCCTTAAACACAGACACCTTATCGTTGTTGATAAAGTCTTCGAGTAGACGGTGCGCAACACTCCAATGCCCTCGGCGATAGTCAAGCTCCTGAACGTACCAATTACGTCCTTCCAGTCGGAAAAGAGTTTCAGGAGAATAATCCGTTCGGAGATAGTAATCGCCTTCATTGGCTTCTAGCGGAAACTTGGAGCCCGACCCGAGGGACTTCGCGCCATTAGGCGGCGTACCATCGCCCGCATAGACCCACGGATTCTGCCTACCGGTGATGCCACCCTCACCTTCGATGATATAGAAGTGCCGAGTCTCGAAATTGCGCGCCTTGACGTTCTGCTTTGCAAGCTCGACAACCTCTTCGTTCAACTGAAGTTCCACCGCTACCGCCGAGAGAGTCTGTCCAAGAATCGTCCCATCATCGACGCCGAAGGGATTCGTACCCGCACCCTCCAGAATATCCGCATATGCCTGAGTTGCGGTCATCGGCTCGCACTTTAACCGCCACACGTGGGGGAACCACGTCGCCGAATACCCACTCGATGCCCGACTCGTATCGGTGATTGAGTAGAATTTGTTAATTGCAGGGGCATCCGGATCAAGTAGCGCGTCATCGCGCTGGTGAGGGAGTTCGATAACGTCGCCCGCCATAAGCTTACGCCCAATCTGGGCAATCATATCGTTTAGATGCACCTCAATGAAGAGCGTATCCCCGGTCAGAAATAGTCCAAACTGTTTAAGGTCGAAATCATTATCTTGTACGTTGTAAGTACCACGCATCTCATAGACTGTGGTATCGTACTTTCGATCTCTATTCTCTAAGAATAGAGGGTCCTGAATCGACCGTTCAGTAATTGCCTTGACAGGGTCTCCAGGCTTAGCCGTGGACGGGTCTGTCTGATCATGCGGCCCAAGATACTTGTGCACGTACAGAGCAGTTCCAGACGCGAAGAAGTAACCAGAAATCTGGCGATCAATGAACTTGTAGTCGGCACCCTTTTTGCCGCTATTCCAAAGGCTAAGTCTAGGCATAGTGCTATTTATAGATAAATTATTTTATGAGATATCTTCATGATGGAGATAGAGAATGGTATTGATCATAGGCTTTATCATTATTTTTCTGATTGTTATTACATCTACATAACAAAATTTGAAGCTATCTATCAGGCGTATCTTGAGAAATACGCCAGACTTGCTTTGGACTAAAAATTGCGTAGCTTAAAGAACCGCTATCCTCGACCCGATTGACATAATGAATGCCGTCGAAGCCTTCGCTCATGAAAAATTTAATAATTGGCGCCCACGACCTGACTCGTTTGACCTTAAGCTGACGAAGTTTGTCGAAAATAACACCTTCGTCCGAAATACCCTCGTCAAACAATTGCGTACAATAGCCAATGTCATTTAAGAAAGCTTCAATGTTATGGTTCCAGCCGTTGTCAACAAAACGGCAGGGGTTTTGTATAGATAGATGTACACCTATAACGTGACCTTCAGCGTCTAAGTGCTTTAATCGATCTTGTGCTGCACCTTCTGTACCAAAGTGGCTCATGGGCTTAAATGAATTGAACGTTGCGCTTGTGCCGTGAAACATGATTGCTGGAGTACCGTCACTGTTCACTGCTTTAGATTTACTAAACCATTGTCCGAATGCTGGTGAGCTTGATGCAATGGTCTCGCGCTGTACTCGCTCTATAAGATTTATGTAGGACCTGATCATCAATATGTCTTCCTTGCGAATTAGCAATCATGAACGTATTTACCCGACTTCAACAATGGCTTTGGCCTAAATAGTTTTATGAGTATCCCAGCCCGCCAGAAACTGATTCGAGAAGTCCAACTCCGCCTTGGTGGCGGAATGGTAGATATCGAACTCGATCCCGCCCACTACGATCTGGCTGTCGATCTTGCCCTCGACACGTATCGTCAGCGTTCTCAGAACGCTATGGAGGAGTCCTTCCTGTTCCTCGACGTCCAACCGGACGTGGCCGTGTACACTCTCCCCCGCGAGGTTCAGGAGGTCCGCGACATCTATCGGCGCAATATGGGTGGAACCTCGGCCGGGTCCGGCGCCACCATCGATCCATTTGGTCTCGCCTACACCTCCAGCCTGTACCAGCTTGGCGCAGGCGGCTCGAATACCGGCGGCATGGGCGGGATGAGTTTGGCTACATACGAGCTTGGTATGCAGTATCAGGAACTCTTGGGCCGTATGTTCGGGCGAGAGGTTCAGTTCAATTGGAATCCAGCAACGAAGAAAATCGTGATTCAGCGCCGCTTCCAGGCGACCGAAGAGATCGCCCTTCAGGTCTACAACACGAAGCCGGAGGAAGTCCTCCTCGAAGACCCCTATGGCCGCCCATGGCTTCGCTCCTATACGACCGCGCAATGCAAGCTTATGCTCGGCGAAGCCTATTCCAAGTACTCAGGTCTCGCCGGTCCCCAGGGCGGGATTACCCTCAAAGGCGACGCACTTAAGGCTGAGGGACAAGCCGAGATCGAAAAGCTTGAAAAAGAAATCTACGATCTCGTTGATGGCCATGTTGGCTATCACTTCATCGTCGGTTAACCACGATGACACGTCGTGTCACTCTTTCTGATATTGAACTACGGAGTGTGCGACAAAGAATGTTGCTTGATGATGTGATCCTTCACATCCCCTTGGATAAGCTCAGCATACTACTTTGGTGGGTTGATTGTGAAGAAATCAACCCCGAGTCAGCTAACGCGCGTTACAAATACTCTGCCCATGTCGAGCTTCTACCAGAAATATCGGATTGGTGTGAAAGATATCTTACTGGATTCCCAACTTTTACAGTGTGCGATTTCCCCCAACCTGATTACGAACAGTATTTGAAACCATATGTGGAGGCTCCAAGTCTTGAGCTTCACTTTCTATCACATTCGGACGCGATGCTTTTTAAGCTTCGATGGTTTTAAGTATACATGTGGACATCTTTAAATACTTTGATGTCAGAGCGAAAAAGTCCCTTTGAATTTCATCTGATGCTCCCCCTGCATCTTGTTTCCACCCTCGGGCTGTTTTGGTGCTCCGACAATCCCCTGTTGATTCTGCGCGAAGATGTGCTCGAATGGCTGGAAGCTAATGACATTTGCTACTCGATCTCGTACGACGAAACTGACCTTGAGGACGAGTGCGATCATTTTATCTCGTTTCAAAGTCACTACGATTCGTTCGCATTTAAGATGCGTTGGTTCTAGGAGAGGGACGTTTGGATCAAATCTATTTGTACATCCTGATGCGCCAGGATTTGGCGTCGATGAACGCCGGTAAAGCGGTCGCCCAGGGCGCCCACGCGGCGAACCAGATGGTCTACGAGATGGACCCCGGCAATCCCGACCATAACGCATGGCTGACCGCATGGCAGGGCGAAACCGGCAAGGGGTTCGGTACCACCATCACCTTGGATGTTCCCGGTCGCAAGCTCACCACGGTGGTCGAATGGGCCAAGCTGCTGAACCTCCACGCAGGCGTCACCCACGACCCCACGTATCCGTTGAAGGACGGTGACTCGTTCCACCTGATCCCCCTGGATACGTGCGCGTACGTGTTCGGCCCCAAGGGTCTGTGCCAGTTCGCGGTACGCGACTTCAAATTAATGGACTAGATCGCGCCAAGGGGTGCTTCCAACGAATAGACCAGCCCGGACGCCTCATAGGTCGAGGTGCCCTGGCTCCCTGGTACGGACAGCCCCATCCCGATCAAGGTTGACCCAAAACCACGTTGAGAAGGTTCCATGGCAATACTTGGTCCACCAGTCTCGATCCATTTGAAATGGAACATCGTTGGGGTTGTCCACCATGTAATAGACACCTGACCACTGTCCGTTGAGAGGGCGCCATACTTGATTGAATTCGTTGAAAGCTCATGCAGGATCAAGCTAAGTGATACCGCAGACCGAGCCGAAATTGTGATATCCGGACCCTCTTCGCTGATCTGCTCTCCATCGTAAAGATCGATCATGGCGTAAACGATTTGCTTGATCGTCGAGGAATTTGTCTTACGAATCAGGATATCGTTAGCGCGACTCAAGGCATGGAATCGCGCGTACATCACCGTCTTGGCTTCCTCCAGATTGCACCCCTTTCGAAGAGTTGCCCCGACGATCGACTGGATCAACGAGAACATGTTCTTCATTCGATGAGCAATCTCGGTCTTCAAGATAGCTTGGCGATGCGTAAAATCACGAGTCTCGATCGATTTTACGACCTGACGAGACAGTGCCCACAAACACGTGGTCTGACGCTCGTTAAGACCCTGCGGCCTGGGGTTGAAGTCCACAACGCACAAAGCGCCATAAACAAAATTACTTTTTCCTATAAGGGGAACCCCTGCATAGAACTTATAGTACGGAGATGTTTGAATGTAAGGTAAGTTCTTAGTCAAATCTTCGGTTGAAAGGTCTTTGACAACGTAGATATCTTTACGCTCTACCGTGATAGAGCATACTGCATTGTGCCTCTCAATGAATTCAACCTCTTTGAATCCAACGCTACCTTTGAAGATAGCATCATTTTCAGAGATGATATTGACCATAGCCGTATGAGAGTCGCAAATTTCTTTTGCAACCAAACAAATATCATTGAAATCGTCTTCGAACCCAACGCTCAAGAGTTCGAGATTATTCAAAATATTTTGGCGGTTTGGCATTATCTCGGTCTCGGTTTCGCTGATATTATCCCGAACGGATGTCACAGCGCAATCGGAGTCGTTATCCGTAGATGCTAGATTGGCCCTCTTTTACAACTTGGCCGATCGAAAGATCAACCACCTGCCACAAATCATAATCAAAGCGTTCGCTCGACCCATGGGATTCGGCATCTTCGATCGTGTCAAAGCTCCCGATGAAATCTCGAAATCCGCCGCTTGGATAGTAGCGCGATCCGGCGAAGAGCAGGTAGCGGTTCATCGGATGAGTCCGAGTTCGAGCGCGGTACGGCGCATGTGGTCGATCCCCGTGGGGATCGACATCTCGACCCCGCCACGGTTGACCCAGGTATCCACGTCGTAACCCGCCGCCAGCGCCTTCCGGTACGCCTCAGGGAGCGAGTATGCGTTCAACTCGACGATCTCGACGCTGGTCGGAGTGGTCTCCACACGAAGCCAGAACGGGCACATCGTGCTGGTACGGCTGATCTCGGCGTTGTCGAACACGATCGTGGTTTTGGTCATTCGGGGAACCTCTCCTGTTGATTCCCCGAATGTACATCATTTAAAAAATAAGTCAACTGTAGACGCCCTGACCCCCACCGGAGTGGCGGCGCTCGAAATCGTCCCAGAACTCGCTCTGACGTTTTAGTGCGGCCTCAGCCTCGGCGCGCTCCCGTGCTTGCTTGCGCATGCGCTCTGCATAGCGCTCCGGATAGTGTCTGCGCTCGAAGTCGTCCTCGATCTCTTGATCGTATCGTCCACTCCCGTAGGGCATTGCGGCCCTCCTTTCGTAAAATTCGTAGCAGGTTCGCATCTCTTTGCAACGAAGTACGGACGAATCTGTGGATAAGCCCTGACATGCCATTTGCATTGTCATTTGCATCTCATTTGCATTCACGCAAGTCTAGTCTAAGTGTCTGGTCCAATTGTGTCGTCGTTTGCATTCTCGTTTGCATTTGAAAATCATGCAATACTTGACTGAATCACTTTAAAAAGAGATTCATGCTTCGGTACAAAAGCATAGAGGCGAGCAAATGAACAAGCTTTGGAAACCAGTCGAGCCTTGGCTGCGGCAGATCATGGAAGAACGCGGCTGGAAGATCAGCGATTGGGTCGATCGCGCTGGGATGCCGCACAGCACGCTTTCGCGTCCCATGAATAACAAAAATCACAAATCTGGCCCATCCCTGCAAACGTTGACCCGTCTCGCCGACGCCGCTGGAGTTCCGATCCCGTATGAACTGCTCGCGCGCGCCCGTCCGGGGGTCAAGCAGGTTGGCCGTCGCGCATGGCGGAACACATAAATCGACTTTGATGAATAGTTCCTGTAACATCTCAAGTATATTACTTGAGATGTTTTATGAAACTCGTTGCTTTAGTCGGATTTATTGGCTCTGGAAAAGATACGGTCGGTCGCCATCTGGTTGAAACCCATGGTTTTTATGACATGGCCTTTGCGGATGCCTTGAAGGATTCGGTCGCGGCGATGTTCTGCTGGGACCGGGTAATGCTCGACGGTAAGAATCCCCAGAGCCGGGATTGGCGCAATCAGGTCGATCCTTGGTGGGCCAAGAAATTGGGAATTTCCCAATTTACCCCTCGCTGGGCTCTGCAAAATATCGGTACCGAAACACTTCGACGCCACTTCAAAGACGACCTGTGGATTCTGAACGTTGAGCGCCGAATCATGAATCTGCGCGAGGAGCATGGCGAGGGCGTCAGGATCGTCCTCACCGATGGGAGATTCCCCAACGAACTCAAGATGGTCCATAACCTCGGCGGAAAGGTTGCCCGTGTTCGTCGCGGCGCCGATCCGGACTGGTATGGACAGGCGCAACTGTTCAACAACCCGGCTCTACGCTCGATCGATGTGATTCCGGCTCCACTGCGTGCGATTCATGAATCCGAATGGGCTTGGATCGGCTATCCTATGGATCAGACCATCGAGAACGACGCCCTCCTCGACACCCTCTTTGCTCAAGCGGATAATCTTGCACTATGATCGACGAACCCGAACACGAAATCGATGTGAAAATGTTCATCGAGCGGCTGGACAGAAGCGCGTCCGTGCTTAAGGAACAGGTTGCCTCGGTGATCGACTATCACATGATGGCCATTGCGGACGAACAGGGCCTGACCAGCATCCTTCAGCACATCGGAACGATCGTTCAGGCGAGCACCGGGGACCCGCGACCGCTCAAGGTGACCGTGGAATTCATATGAACGTGGGCGAACAGCCGATCTGCCTCTCCGGAGGCGCTGACGGATCAGATTTGTTGTGGGGAATGTGTGCGGGCACGGCCGGGCATCAGGTTATCCATTTCGGATTTCCCGGACACGGTTCGAAGGCTCCGAAGGTGGAGCAGGTCATTCTCACGCATGCCCAACTGTCCGAGGCCGATCCGTTCCTGATTCGCGCAAACATCACGCTAGAGCGGACGTTTCCCGGCCAGGGGGAGTACTCCAATAATCTGCTGCGGCGGAATTACTTCCAGCAGCGAGACACCCAGAGCATGTACGGGGTCGTACTGAAGCTCGACAGTAAGGGGCGTCTGGACGGCGGTACTGCCTGGGCGTTCCAGATGTTCATCGACCGCCACGAGGGAGCCGCGTGTGCGGCCTTCGTGTTCGACCAGACCCAGGACACGTGGCTGACCTGGGATGGCACTCAGTGGGTCAGGATTGAGACGAGCGACGTACCCAAGCCCACAGGCGTATGGACGGGCATCGGGTGCCGCGCCCGCAATCTTGGAGTCAATGGGAAGAACGCCATTCGAGGGCTTCTCGACTACCCACTGCTGCCGGTCTACGAATCCCCGCAGTTGGGTCTTCCCCTGTAGATCAGGGGTGACCGTGTAGGGCGAGGAGTTCAGCGAGCTTCGCCTTCTCCGCTGCAACCCTGGCGGCCTGAGCGGCGGCGGCACGCTGATCCTCGACCTTCTTCTTTGCCTCGGCACGCTTCTGCGCCGCGTCGTCTGCCTCGGCTTGTGCAGGGGTGACCGACCCCGAAGGGCCGGTCCGTTTCGGATCAAGCGGCGAGGGCCGTCGCTGTGGTGATCTCCTTCAGTCGCGCCTTGGCGAGCTTCAGGGTTTCGAGTTCTTCCGTGGCCTCGCTCTGAAGATAGCGAAGGTTGTTCTGGTGCATTCCCGCGAGGGACGAGTTGGAACGCATGGCGTTCTTCACGTCCAGCTTGAGAGCACGAATCTTGGTGGTAAGTTCTTTGTAGTAGGTCTTCCACTGACCACGGAACGCAACGTAGGTGTCACGGTCGAGATTCGGCAGGTCGAGGGTGATGATGTTCTTGGACATAACTTGGGTATCCTTCTGAATGATGCTGTTACTGGAGGAGAGAAAAGCGCTTCGTGATGTGGCGAATCTCATCGCGCCGCGCCGGACCGATGCCGAGCGCAGTAATGATGGGAGAGCCGTCGAAGTGCGGGGGCAGGACGTGATGCTGATCGATGATCAGCGAGCACGGGAGACCAGCAGCCATTGCGTCCTCATAGGCACGCATGAGCTTGTATTCGCTGGTCGCGCGCAGACAGACCTTCGTCCCTAAGCCATCAGCCTGATAGGCGGCGGCCTCTTCGGGGCGGTCCACGAGCGCTTTGAGGTAGGTGTTGAGGTAGGCATGTCCGCTCTGGGCAGAGAGCTTGCCGGGGGACATGAAAAGATCGCCGCGCACAATCGCGTACAGGCGATACGGATCGGGATCATCGACCGATCGAGCGTCATTCAGAAGTTCGGCGACAGACAGCTACAGAGACATTTTGCGGTTCCTTCGGTTGGGTCGGTTTCGTCCGACCAATTCAACATAGGGAGGATTCGGAAGCGACGCAATATCCGCGTCGCACATTTCCACACGCCTCCAAAAGATAGTTAACAGAGTGTTAAACTACATTATATCAGAAGTTAATTCTCAACATAAATTGGCGATCACGAAAAACCAGCAAGTATAATATCTGTACTTAATGTTTTTCAATAAATTACAGGGTCAGGGAACACCCCTTGGGACGGTCAGAGCTAAATATTGCAAAGACCCTCTACCAAGGAGTATTTCAAAATGGCAACACTCGTCAGCCCTGGCGTGTCAGTTTCTATTACCGATGAAAGTTTTTACGGCACCGCTGGTGCAGGTACGATTCCTCTCATCGTTATGGCAACTGCCTCGAACAAGGCTTCGCCTTCAGGTTCGGGGTACGCTCCGTTCACTACGCCTGCTCAGGCAGGAAAGCTCTTTCTGGCTACCAGCCAGCTTGAATTGATCCAGAACTTCGGCACTCCGAAGTTCCACTCCATTCAGGGCACGCAAATTCATGGTCACGAACTGAACGAGTACGGTCTCCACGCCGCGTTCCAGTACCTGTCCGTCTCGAACCGCGCCTACGTGATCCGTGCCGACATCGATCTTGCACAGCTTGAGTCCTCGACGACTGCTCCCAAGGGTGAGCCGATCTCCGGGCAGTACTGGCTCGATTTGGCCAATACCACATGGGGTGTTTTCCAGTCGAACGGCAATGACATTGCTGGTTTGGCATGGGCGTCTCAGCCGGTCATTATTGCCGTCGATGGCGACACCACCCCGGACGCGAACGGACGTGAAGTCCCCAAGACGACCGTTGGTGAGAACGGTGACTTCGCCGTCGTTGTTGTCTCGGGCGACAACCGTATGTTCGAGAAGATTTCTGGCCGCTGGGTCGAGATCGGCACCTCGGAATGGCGTCGTGCGCGCCCGACCACCGTTGCTGGTTCGCCTGCCCCGGACGCGGTCAGCGCAAACTCCTCGTTTAGCATCAATGGCGCGGTCATCACGATCGGTGCTGATGGTACGGTTCCTGGCATTCAGGCGCTGATCAATGCTGCCACGATCCCGAACATCCAGGCTTCGGTCGAAAACTTCTCGCTTGTCATTCGCAACACCGCTGGTGGTTTTATCACACTCGGCGAGATCGTCGGTGAGCCCCTGAAGGCTCTCGGAATCACCTCGGGTGAGTACAAGGGTCCGCGCGTCACACGTACCGCTGACGCTCAGTATCCCGCTGGTTCGAACGATGGCGACGTATGGGTCAAGGGCACTAAGCCGAATAATGGTGCGAACTGGACGGTCAAGATTTACGACGCCGGTACGCAGTCCTACTCACTTCTTACGGCTTCTTTCTACGCATTCGACGCGCTCAAGGGTGATGAGGATGTAACCAAGGACGCCGCCGCTCGCGCCATCATGGGACCGAAGCCGTCTGTCGGCGTCGTCTACGTGGGATACGATGCAAACACGGGCGTCCAGATGCTCCGTCGTTGGAACGGTGCGTACTTCGAGCCGCTTGCTTACGTTGCTTCGTACGAGGCTCCCTCGGAGGCTCCTGAAGCGGGTACACGCTGGTTCAATTCTGACCTTCGCGTTGACGTCATGGTCGGTAACGGCTCGTCCTGGGAAGGTTACGGCAATCGTTTCCCCGATGCCGATCCGAAGGGCGTCATCCTGTCCGGCTCCATCCCGGTGGTTCAGACCGGCGGAAAGCCGCTTGTGCAGGGCGATCTCTGGATCGACACCACGGACAAGGAGAATTACCCGGCTCTCTACCGTTTCGACGAATCCGTTCGTCGCTGGAAGCGCGTCGTTACCTCCGATCAGACCACCCCGTTCGGTATCGTCTTCCGCGACGCCCGTCAGAACTCCGGTCCGTCCTACGGTGTCCAGGGTGGCTACGCTCTGAAGTCCGAGAAGATCGTTGACATGCTGAAGTCGAACTACGTCGATCCGGATGCCCCGGATGCTCGTGCGTATCCAGCCGGTATGATGCTGTTCAATACCCGTTATTCGAACAACAACGTCAAGATGTGGCAGCCGAATTTCTTCGAGGCAGGTCAGTTCGACCCGGAGACAGACTTCCGCTATAACTCTTACAACGTTGGATCGACTGTATTCCCGGCTCTCCAGGCCGACGATATCGGTCGCTGGGTTACAGACTCCGGTCTGAAGCTCGATGGCACCCCGTACATGGGCCGCAAGGCTCAGCGTGCAGTCGTCGTCAAGGCAATGCAGGCAGCGGTCAATGCGAATCAGGACCTTCGTTCAGAACTGATCTACTTCAACCTGATGGCCGCTCCTGGCTATCCGGAACTCATGGACGAGATGCAGAATCTCAACCTTGAGCAGAAGGAAGTCTCGTTCATCGTCGGTGACACCCCGATCCGTCTGCTTCCGCAGGCTGCAACGCTCCAGTCCTGGGCTCGTAACACCTCGGGCTCCCCGAACGGCGAAGACGGCATGGTCGTCGGCAACGTCTACACGGGCGTCTACTACCCGTGGGGTCTCGGCAATAACATCGACGGTTCGGAAATCATGATTCCGCCGTCCACCATCGCTCTCTGCACGCTGGCCTACAACGATCAGGTCGCCTACCCGTGGTTCGCCCCGGCTGGTTACTCGCGCGGTCTGGTGACGGCAGCTTCCACGGTCGGTTACCTGACCACGGAAGGTGAGTTCAAGGCGGTTCTTCTCAATCAGGGCCAGCGTGACACGCTGTACCAGAACAAGATCAACCCGATCGCCTTCATCCCCGGACGCGGCCTCGTCGTGTACGGTCAGAAGACTCTCTCGTCCCTCGATTCGGCCCTCGACAGAATCAACGTTGCACGTCTGGCTAACTACCTGAAGTTCAACCTCGATAACCTGATGAAGCCGTTCCTGTTCGAGCAGAACGATCAGCAGACCCGTGATTCCGCTAAGCTCACCGTCCAGCGCTTCCTTGCTGGTCTCGTTACCCTCCGCGCGCTCGAAGACTTCGCGGTCCTGTGTGACGAAACCAACAACACGCCTGAGCGTCGTGATCGCAACGAACTCTGGGTCGATATCCTGATCAAGCCGATCAAGGCCATCGAATTCATCTACGTTCCGGTCCGTATCCGCAACTCGGGCGACTCGCTCAAGTTCGTATAAGAGATCAAATTCCGAAAGAGGGAGGCTTCGGCCTCCCTTTTTTTATGCCGCCTCGGAAGCTTCTCGCTCGGCCCGGCGCTTTTCCATGAACGCGGTATCCGCCTTGGCCGCCTGTCGGAAGCACCAGTAGACGAACGGGAGATCGCCCACCTTCTTGTGATAGATGCGGGCGCGCTTCTCGACACTTGCCTTAACCGAAACCTGAAACATCATCGAGGCGAATTGCAGACTCTCCTCCAGCAGGGAGACGGCCTGCCGGAACTCGAACACGTCTGGAACGACATGCCGGAATCCCCCTTGATGTCCTCAATGTACCTCGAATCGATTATATGTCAAACGTAGTCCACCCTCTGGCGCTGGGTGTCGATATTCGTTAGACCAATCTCGCGGGTTTAAGCCGCTCGGAGAAGATAACGTGAAGAATATTGGTAAGTTGGCTATCATTGCCGTGCTCTCGGCTGGGCTCGTTGCCTGCGGCAGCGGCAACAACATCTCGAACAGCGAGTCGGCAATCGCCAACTCAGGCGGCAAGGACTTTGCCACCAACCTGGGTGGGAAGTTCCTCTCCTGCTCGGGCGAGGACAGTGACAAGGACGGGTACGTGTCCTGCACGGTGCAGCCCGCCGCGTCGGGCGGTGTGACCCCGCCGCCGATGGAAATCCTCTGCGGCTACAAGACCGCCGGATGCAAACTCGCCAAGAAAGCGTAATTATCGGGGCGGCCTACGGGCCGCCCCGACCCTATGGTCTGCACGCATCAAATGACGACTATGCTTCATTAATTCCCGAACGATCACGGAGCGACGGTCATTCCTCCGCTCAAGGAAGTCGCACCAGTCCGCAAGCGTACGATTCCTTTTATCGAGGTTGCATGTCCGACAAACAATCAAGAAGCCCTGACCCGGCATAAAGCTTTTTGGAATGACGTGGTCTCTCGTCGGAAACAGAGGCGTATTCTGCGCTCCCTTGGTCGTTGGGACACGCATTACCTCTCCACAATATGGACAAGGCCGACCGTGGTGACAAAGAAGGGCAATAGAAAATCGCATCCTTCCAGTCTATTCATGACACTCTCAAAGTCAACGCTGAATCTGAACTCGGAGGTGGGCGAGCGGCTGAGACGAATTGATAGATTCCGCGCCCAGGCAGACCGTCTGCGGAGCGTTCGGATGGTACCGCTGTAGGCGCTGCTGGATCAGAATGCGGTACTCCTGTTTGGTTGCTGCCTGCACTCGAACGCAATTACCAAGAAGGCGCCGATCAAGAACGCAGGACACGGTCTCCACCCACAGCGTGTGCGGCTGAGCGGGATTCGACATTCCCCGCTGCTTCACCTCGACCGCCGAGAACTCCGGCTGGTCCATGACGAGGAACAGCTTCCCCGTGGGAACCTGAAGCTCACTCCCGTTTCCAGAATCTTTTACGAAGATGGTGTCCCCGGTGTACTCATACACCACGCCGGACAGGTCTGGGGTGAGCCCATCGACAACGTTCGCCGCAACCGCCTCAGATACGGTCGCGGTAACCTTGGCCGAACGTTGCTGCGCGGCAAGGAGCTTCAACGCGCTACGAATCCACGGCAGGTACGGGAGGTAGTCGATATCAGAGTCCTCAAGGATTCCAACCTTCTCGCATAGATTGGCCAGGGCAGGCTGACGGCTCGCCTCATAACGGAGCAAGCTTAGCGGATCACGCCCACGGATGTGTACTGAATCTGTCATAAAAACTATTTACAATTGATATAAAAAAAGGCCACCCCAAAGGGGCGGCCCGAGTCTTTGGGAGAAGAAGTCCGATGAAGATCGGATGACGACGTGTACGAAGAACCCCAGAGGGTGTCAACCTGAAAATGGTTTAACGAATCTTAGATCGGGCGAATCACAATAAGAAATCCCTGCGCATCGATCAGCAGGGTATCGCCTCGCATCACGGTGATTTTCTTGTCACCCTCTTGAATCAGAAGGCGAAAATCATCAGGCACAAAATTGGGGTTTTTCTTGACCAGCCACTGCGGCCAACGTTTAGGATTTCCGCTTCCTTCCCAAATATAACTATTACTATCAGGCATAAAATATCCAACTATCTAAATGGTGGTTCGTGAAGTTGATCGGAATTCAAGATCAAGCAAGGGATACCATCCCTCACAGGGTAGGCTCCCCTCCGCGAACCGTCCTACTAAATCACACGCGCGTGTTAGTTCACGCTCTCTTATTCGTCTCCCATGCCAATGGGCGTATACTTTTTCGCGCTTGGCAAAGCGCACCCTAATCACCACGAATAAGCTTATAGGTTCAGGACACTGAAGCCCCTGGTGAGCCGGACATCTCCGACCTGTTCAACATAATTGGGTGATTCAGCTAGCGCAATATTTAAAACCAAGCTACTTTAAAGAATAACGCATCATCTGCATCACCGAAGTGCACTTTGGCGTCGATCGAGGAAAGGTGAACGCGATATTTGGGAATCCACTTATGTTCCTGAATCACCTCTAGCCGGGGAACGTAGGTGAGGTTGCTGGCAATCCAAGCCGCGACATCCTCCCGGAACACCCATTCATCATCGAACAACCTTGCGAGCGCGGGTGTAATATCAAGTGTAGTGGGTTCATTCATAAACGTATTTAGTCGATCAAATAATCCTTTAGCTTCAAAGTAAACACAGCACTTATTGCAATCGAATAAATACTTCGTAGCTCATTATACGGAGTATTTTTAAATATGACCACGCTCCAGAATTTCGGCGTCCCGCTTGGCGGTGGCTCCGGCCGTGGCGGCATTCTCATGCCGAAGCCGAAGCACCGCTTCCGCGTCCGCGTCATCAACTTCGGACCCATCGCTGGTGGTCTCGAACTGACTCAGCAGGTTGTTAGCGTTTCGCGCCCGACAGTCCAGCAGAGCCCGGTTGAAGTCCATTCGTACAACTCGGTTGCCTACTACGCTGGCAAGCATGCCTGGAACTCGATCGACCTCACGGTTCGTGACGACGTTACCAACGCGGTTTCCAAGCTTGTTGGTCACCAAGAACAGAAGCAGATGAACCACTTCGAGCAGACCTCTGCTCTGGCGGGCTCTAACTACAAGTTCGAAGCTTACATCGAGACGCTTGACGGCGGTAACGACGGAATGCTTGAGCAGTGGTACCTTGAGGGCTGCTTCCTTGAGCAGATCAACTACGGCGAATTCGACTATTCCACTGCTGACGCGATGACGATCCAGATGACGGTTCGTTACGATAACGCCACGCAGTCTGGTGGTCTGATGCCGGAGAACCCGGAACTCAAGACCGGACCGATGATCTAATCACATGTCCAGTGGCATCACATTTGATTCTGGCGACGAGATTCTTCGGTCGCCGCGTCAGGCGTCGAGCATCTTCGGCCTGGGGGGCGCTCGCCCTCCCCGGCAGAAGAATCTGTTCGTCGTCAACTTTCGTAAGAATGGCGACGCGACGACTACTTCTGGATCGAACTCAGCATCAAGTCTTGGCACTGGAACATGGAACAAAGATTTGGGCTTCTTGGTCAAATCGGTTGATCGACCATCGGTCGAGCCGAAGACCGAGGAGCTTAATCAGTACAACAAGAAAAGAATCATTCATACTGGCTATAAAATTGGCCAGACACGTCTGACTCTTTACGATACCGCCGACTCTATGGCTATGAGAATGTGGGCAGAATATTCGAAGTATTACTTCGGAGATTTCCGTCATCAAAGCACTACGTCTGGTACCTCGAATACTGACTTTCAGTTCGACACGGTTCTTCCTGAGTTCAAGGACACCAATAAGGCTGGATTCGGATTTTCACCACAGTCCTCCACCAGCACGGCTGCGACAACCACTTCAGATTACACAGTCCCGTATTTCTTTGACTCGATTTCCGTCTATCAGGTTTTCGGAAAGAAATACGTACGGTTCGATCTCGTCAATCCAAAGATTACGTCATTCGATCCGGACGAACTCGACTACAGCAACTCAGAAGTGGCGTCATTCTCCATGCAGATCGCATGTGAGGCCGTTATCTACCAGAACGATTTTCAGCCACAGGATATCAGCAGCGACTCCTTCCTCAAGGAAGCGTTCGGCGACATCTCACGCTTCAACGGCGACGTTCACAACTATCCGGGAAACGATTCGACTTCGGCGATCTCCTATCCAAGCTCGACCCTGGCCGCGACGGTTTCTCAGCCGGTCTATCAGAATCCAGTGGTCAATGCACCCGTGGAGCTTCAAAGCTACTCATCCTCGATCTCCAGTGGGTCGTTAAACGCGTATGGGCAGTACAATTTTGGATCGACCTCATCCGGTGGAACTGCCGTACGATCACTTTCCACGGATATAGCACTCTCGGCGACCAACAATCCCGCTCTGGCGTCCGTCCTCGGACTGGCAGATCGAACCTCCTATGCGGATTCCAGCGTACGTAGCCTTATTTCCCCGTACGCGGCGCCGACGTACATTTCGCAGTCAACCTACGACGACGCATCCGCTGCCGTTGCTGCCCTCAGTGGGCTCGATCAGAACGGTGGCGCCGGTTCGCGTGACCTCATGAACGCCCTCACGTATGGCGCGATCTCGGCCGCCCTGGCGACCGGTCTGACCTCGCGCGACCATCTCTACAACCGGAAGCCTCCCATCGAGGTGGAGCCGCCGAATTCGTGGTCCTCAACCACCTCTCCCGGCATGGCCCTGACGAATGAGGCTTACGGAATCATGAACGCTCAGCGGCCCGCATCATCCCAGATTGGATTCAACATGCAGAGCGCGGCTCCATATAGCCCGCCGCAACGGGCGGTCTCTGTGGGCGTTGGCGGCACAAATAGCGGTATTTCGGTGATCGAAGGAGGCTCTTCCATTCCAGGCTTCGTGAAGCCGTCGCCTTTCATTGGGCCTCTCGGCTGATGGGAAATTTCAAAACCGCCAAAGACTTCTTCATCCCGAAGAATCCGAGCAAATACATCGGCAAGCACCCGATCATGTATCGCTCTGGTTGGGAACTCACCATGATGATGTGGCTGGACAAGCACCCGTTCGTGCTCCAGTGGGCATCCGAGTCCACGCAGATTCAGTACAAGAATCCGCTCACCAATCGCTGGTCCATCTACATTCCCGACTTCGTCATCATATACGCGGACGGTTCAGGAAATGGAAACACCCATTGCGAGATGGTCGAAGTTAAGCCGAAGAAGGAATGCCCCGGTCATCAGCCTGTCTCCAAGCGGACCGGTCGGAATCTCAAAGTCTCCCAGGAAACCCGCATGGCACAGGCGGTAAACCAAGCAAAATGGGAAGCTGCTCTCCAGTATTGTCAAAAGATGGGCTGGAAGTTTCGTGTCATCACGGAAGAAAGTTTGTATAACTATAAGTAATGACTATTCATTTGGATAACGCGTTCGGCCTTCCTCACCTTGATGATCTCATGAAGGATGAAGGAGTCGTTCCGACGCAACCTTCGGAGGCCGTGGTCACGGACGCCGATGCGAATCAGATTGTGGCGGGCCTGACCGCTGCGCAGAACAATGCGGTTGCCGTTTCAGGCGTAGATACGGCCGATCACGGTCGGTCCATGGACCTTCTCTACGATGAGACCCTGGACTATGCCCAGAAGGTCATGGACCTCGGATTCAACATCGACCCGGCTCGCGCGCCCCGCATGTTCGAAGTCGCCACTGGTCTGTACAAGGCCGCGATGGATGCGAAGAATTCCAAGATGGACGCCCAGCTTAAGGCGCAGCAGTTGATGCTCAATCGCGCCAAATTCGAGCACGAGAAGAACGGCTCTCAGGGCGAATCTGGCGGCGAGGCGATCGAAACCCGTGGGGTGATGGTCGAGGACCGCAACGAGCTTCTGAAGCGCCTACGCGCCCAGATGAAGGGCGACTGAGATGCGCGCTGAAATGTAAAAAGCCCGACGTGCACGCCGGGCTTCTCTGTCGAACCGTACCAGTACATCCGTGGCCAACGATTCGCTCTGATGGTGACTTAATCCAGCGTTGGGGCGCCTGTCAATATCTATTTATCAAAAATCGCAAAAAAAGGTGCGTTTTAACACCAGCGCATTCGAAACGCGGTTGCGTAGGTCGGGTGGATGATCAGGATGGATGAAAGGCAAGCCGAGCTAGACCGATTGATCGTCAAGTAGCAAAACGGTACATTCTCTTCCGCCCAGGTTCGGGCGGCCTCCCATACGCCTTCTCCATTTCGCCATGTTTCTTCATCGATAATTCTTGGTCTGAACCAGTATTCTCCGTTCCGTGGCGGAGCCATCTCGAATCCCATTAGCACCACCGCATTTTGAACTCGAACCCGAACGTCGAGTCTTCAAAATAGAAAACCCCCATCTTGGAATAGTCCCACGGCTTCGTAACCCCGCTCGGGCCGAACCGCTCCTCGCACCACGCGACGATTTCCTCGACGAACGGCGCGAACTGAGACCGCTGCCCTGGATGGTTCGACATGGTCTCGCTGAAGCTGGCACGAAACAGCCACATGCCCTCACAGGGGGTATTCTGCTCGATCTCGAAAGTGAAAGGCTGATCCATCAGTCCACCTTCCCGGAAATTTTTTGGGCGACCCACATCGCAGGGAAGTCCTTGGAGAGCATCGTAACCTTCTGGTTAACGACAACTGTTCGACCGGTCCGACTGCGGATGGTAAGCGGCGAGAGCGTGAACATATCAAACGCCTCGATGAGATCGCGTGCCGACCAGATCGTATCGTCCGGGACCTTCCATTCCATAGAGGCGGTCCAGCCATGGCAGAGGTCTTTCGAACCCCGATCGTACCATGTATTGTCAATCTCACCATCTGGTCCCACCGGAATCGTCTCGGACCGGAGAATGTTCGAAAAGACCACACTGGACATCGGAGTATTCTGGACCAGCCACGCAGCGATGCCGCTGAATGAGCACTGCCTACGAAGAGAGTCCCCAAGGTCTTCCATGAACGCTCCATAAAATGGTAGAATCAATCCTATGAGTTTGCCACAGAACGATTTTCGGTCTACTAAAATCTGACTCCAACCCTACGGCATAGTTAACGCGTCATGACGAGCACGAACCCCGACCGCGAAGTCACCCCCGACATCGCCATGCCGATCGTCTCCAAGCTGATCGACGAGGCAATCGGAATTCTGCGCCAGAACCCCTCGGCTGATCCGAACGTGCATCAGCAGGTGATCACGCGTGTCCTGGGTCAGTACAACGACACCCAGGGGCATTATCACGCCGAGATCGCTCACCTCGAAGTCGGAGAGACCGATGGCCAGTTCAACCTGGGGGTCGCCCTGAGCCACCGGTACCTGCATTAATCAAAATTATCGACGGCCATCACAAACTTAACTTTCTCGGGCGGGATTTTAATTCCTTCGTGGAACAAGATGATCGCCGAGACTGCTTCTCGTAGAAATCCGTCGCGCTCGTCATCCGTAAATATACCGTCGCCCCGAGGTGAGGCTGCAAACATCTCGATTCCTCTTGAGTCAGGGCAATTTACCCGGAAATGGCCATGTCGGAGACGAAGGTATCCGACCTGCTCCCCGTTCCTGTACGCGTCGTACTGCTCCGGGCAGGCGCCGCAGGTCATGACGAGCTTGATCATCGGCTGAACCCCTCGCAGTAATGGCGCTGTTGCAGGTTGGTGATCGAGGCGCACTCGCCCGGTCGGCCTGTCTGGGCACCACAGATTCTACGCTTCGTCGGGTCCTGAATCGACGCGCAGTAGCCGGGCTTTCCCTCGTCGCGCGCGCGGCAGAGCCAGCGATCGTCCGTGTCCCGAATGAGCGCGCACGACGACGGTTGGGCATGGGCGGCGCTAGCGGCGACGAGCACACCCAGGGCGAGGATCACGCGAATCATTCGCGGAACGCCGTGAGTGACGCGCCGAAAAAGAAGAATCCAGCGCCCCTCAGATTGGGGTCATCGAACGCGTTTCCAGCCCCATAGAAGAGGACCCCCACCCCGAGGATAAACAGAAACGTCTTGATCGACGGATCGAGTAATTTTGTCATTCCGAAGCTCCCCGGCGGGCAAATTCCCGCTCCGCTATGATGGACGAGTAGTGGCGAGTTTCCCCGGTCGGACCGCGCACGATGAACGGCTGAGGGTCCATCGCTGACGTATAAACTAAGGTAACCTCACCCTTCCGGGCGAGGACCCCTCCGTTCTTCTGGTGACACACCCACTGGAGAACCGCGTTGGCCTTGTCAGTGGCTTCCTTTTCCGCCTTCACGGGTTCGGCCCAGCCGCTGCGGGCGGTAAAGTCGCTGACCAACTGGCGGTAATGGGACTGGAAGTATTTGGCGTCAGGATTCACAGCGGGGTCAAGCAACTTCTGGATCGTCCACATTTATTTGAATCCACTGTTCTCGGCCACGTTGAGACTGAGCTTGAGCAGCATCATATCGATCTCGAACGCTTCGCAATCGCCCATGACATATGCGCGCGTAGCGGTACCGGGCTCGTACTTGACCGGGCAGTCACATGACCAGCCCTCGCCTTTGAACCGGACCTTCTGGTTCATCGGTAGCATCGTAAACCGCTTACCGCTCATCTCGATCTGCGCTCCATCACCACCGCCCTCCTTGGCCGCGACAATTGCGGCCTGGAGCGCCTTGAGAGTACGAACATCGGGGCGCTTCAGTTCACGAGGCTGCATAGGTGTAAACTCCTTCTATTACCATCATAATACGCTATTTCGAAAGTACGTCAACCGGTATCCTTAGATGGTATAAATACAGTTAATTCACTTACCGCACGGGGATCAGATGGACATCCGCCACTATATTTCGCAGGTCGAGAAGACTTATAACTACCGCATCAAGACTGTTGTCCCATTGAACGATGATTCGATGGGTCGAATCGAGCGGGTTATTCTAAAGTACCAGCCACAGAATCTTTCCGACCCCCGCCGCACGATGTTCCAGAAGAATCCACTGGATTTCCCGACTGTTCCGGGAGCCGAAGTGTACATCGTGGATGTCGAACTCGGGCTTCCTGCGTCATCGTTCAACCTCGCCCGCGAGATCAAGGACGCTCTCGGTATTCCGGACAAGTTCGTAGTCGTCCGTGGCGAGAACGACCCGACCGAGCTTGAGACCCAGGCGCTGGTGACCAAGGCCGAAATGGACGAAGTTGCCGAGAAGGCAGGAATGGTTCCGGGCGCGCTGCTCGACCACCCGACTTACGACGAGTCCGACATGAAAGACGGCGCCGAGTTCTACGGCGACACCTACAACAAGCGCTTCCTCGGATACCTGTCCAAGGTCGAGGGCGAGCGTAAGGAGAAGACCAAGCGTGATCCGGTCAACGCACCGTTCGGCTGGCTCGAAACGCCGAAGTCCGACGTTCCGCAGGACGATGGTCCGACCATTGGTACCGAGCAGGGCACGCAGAGCGACGTGATCTCCGGAAAGGGCAATATCGACGGCGACAAGCGTTCGTACAGCCGCGTCTACCAGAAGCAGGGCAAGACCTTCGTCAAGACCGACGCAGGCGACCCGATTCGAAAGGGAAAGTAAGTGTCTGACCTGATCTCGCAGCTTCACAAAATGGTTTCAAAGGTTATTTCGGACGAGAATCTGATCGGTGGCGTTCGCCTCAGCCAGAGTGGTTGTGAGAAGGTCGCCAATCGCCTTGGTATCTCGGCGGGCGAAGTGAATTCGCTCCTGCAAAGTCTTGCCGGACGACTACGAGACGATCGCGTAGTCGAAACTGAGATGACCGAAGCCCTAGGATCGAACGAGCGCTTCAGCTTTGAGCGGGACCTCATGAAAAACGTGATGGTGCGCGATAATCGGACGGGTAAATCGGCTTTCCTACGTGGATCAGAGGCGGCGGCGCTTCTGAATAAGCTCTCGGCAGGTGCAGACGAGCAGGCCGTGCTCAGCGCATACGCGCCGCTGATGGAAGGTCGCAAGACAATCGTCGATGAGGACGAGGATTCTTTTCATAACGAAATTCACTCCTCCCATGGTGCGTATAACTTCCCCTGGCGAGTCGGTGATCTGCGTGGCCATGCAACGGCGCGCTTCAAGGGACGCGGACCTCAAATGAGCGTCAGCCTGTTGTCGGTTCGTGACGATGATGGTGAAGAGATTGAAAACGTGAACGAGCAACTGAAGCAGGCCATTCAAGAAAGAGCCGTGGCGTTCATCGGGCAGGAATAACGCTCTTCTTGACAAACGCTCGAATCCGGTCATAGGGTTGGCGCATGTTTTGGGAAAACCCTAAAGAGAAGCTGGCGGCCCTGAAGGATTTGGCTACTGCCAATCCCTCACTGCCGTGGCAACGGATACACGAGGTCATGGAATCCAGATTCCGTGAGCCCTATAAGATTGAGGTGCTTCAACGTATCGCGCACACTTACGGGTATCGGCCCCGAGAAGTGACAAGGCGATATGGGTCGCGAAAGCGACAAGACACTCAATCGGTCAACCAATAGAAAAGGGCGCGGATTACTCCGCGCCCTTCTTCATATCGGGTATTTGGGACGATCAGGTGTTAGAGGACTGCTGCCCCTGACCCGACTGGTTGCCCTGGTTGCCAGCGCCTTGTCCGGACTGGTTGCCCGACTGATTCCCTGATTGGTTGCCCTGCTGTCCGGACTGCTGTCCTTCGGTGCCGGTCTGCGTACCGGTCTGACCCGACTGTCCTGACTTCTGGCCTGACTGATTCCCCGTCTGGCCCTGCTGATTCTGGTTCTTCTGGTCCATATTGCCTGTAGACTGGCTCATGTGAAGGTCTCCTGAATCTAGTCCAACCAAATCGTTGGACACGGCGCTAAGTTAGACAACACAAGAGATGACGCAAGCCCATCTTTACGTTAAAATTTTGGGAACGAATCGTCGAATACCATGATTGCGCCCATACTGGAGATACCCATGACGGCGATGCGAACCCTTGATCTCGCTGATATTACAGCGACGTTCGACCAAATGCTGGATGATCTCGATTGTCTGAATCTGGACGCGCGGTCACGGCGACACCCACACGCGACCGAAACCCCGCGCAGTTCTCGGGCCGAACCCGAGATGGAAATTGGCGTCGGAACCTCGCGCGTCCGCCGCCTTCCCACACAGGAAGCCTCACAGGCCCATTAGGAGCGCCACCAGAGCGTTCCATCGACCATGTCCTTCACACGGATGCCATGGCCAGCCAGAACGTCCCTGAGGGCGTCTGAGCGCGCGTAATCGCCTGTCTTACGGGCCTCTCGGCGCTGATCAAGCAGTTCCTGCTCTTCCTGGCTCGCGGACGGTCGCTTCTGCGCGAAGCCAAGCCGATCGAGCGCGAACATCATCCCCTGGGCAACAGTGGGATTCTTCGTCGTATTGAGTAGGTTGGTGGCCTCGTGAAGCTCGGTGATCGCCTGCGGGGTGTTCAGGTCTTTTGCCAACGCCCCGATGATGGTCTGGGAGACCATGTTGTTGACCGGCTCTAGGGACGTGTACGGAAGCAGCGCGTCACGCCACCGGGCAAGCGCCAGCCGAGCAGATTCCAGCGTCGCGTCGGTGAAGTCGAGCGGTGACCGATAATGGGTCTGGAGCAGGGCCAGACGAATCTCCGGCCCCGTGAAGCCACGCGCGACCACGTCGGGCACGGTGAAAAAGTTACCGGCGGACTTCGCCATCTTCTCCCGGCCGACCAGCACCATCCCGTTGTGGACCCAGAAGTTTGCGAGTTTCCGACCCGGCGTGTGGTGGGAGCACGCGTACTGGCTGATCTCGCAATCGTGGTGGGGAAAACGCAGGTCACCACCACCCGCATGAACGTCGATGGTCTGGTCCGCGAAAATGCTCTCGATCATCGCGGAGCATTCGATATGCCAGCCCGGCCGACCTCGACCGAACGAGGCGTCCCAACCGGGCTGATCCGGCGTTGACGGCTTCCATAGGACAAAGTCGGCCTGATTCCGCTTGTAGCTGGCCTCGCTGATCCGGTGCTGACCCGCTTGGAGATCGGACTGGATATGGCGGGAAAGCGCGCCATGCTCGGGATATGAGGCGACATCGAACAGCACATGGCCTTCCGACTCGTAGGCATGGCAGTTCAAAAGGAGTGCTGCGATCTGCCCGATGATGGGTGCGATATTCCCCGTGGCGCGCGGCTCATGATTGGGGCGTAGGCATCCGAGGGAATCCACCACCTCGTGGTACTGGACGATCACCCGCTCGGTCAGCGCGTGAATGGGCTCGCCGTTCTGGGCGGCCCGGTCCATGATCTTGTCGTCGATGTCGGTGAAGTTTCGCGCGTACTTTACCGTGTCTGCCCCGTAGGCGAGCCGGAGCAGCCGGTAGAGCACATCGAAGACCACCGCCGGGCGAGCGTTCCCCAGGTGGGGAACGTCGTACACGGTCGGCCCGCACGCATACATGGTCACGTAGTTGGGGTCCTGCGGGGTGAACCGCTCCACGCTACGGGACAATGAATTGTACAGGTCGATCATCACGATGCCTTGTCAGTTGTCGAAGAAGAACACCAGCCGTGTCTTCTCGGGATTCTCAATGTTCTTGAGAAGCCATTTATGCTGTTGCGGGAACCGTTGCACGCCAGGATTGGCCAACATCTCGTCAACCATGAGCCAGGAATGGGAATGGCCGTCGTCGCCCATCGTCTCGATCTCCCGCGCCACCTCCGGGCTGGCATCGTCGGGTATCCCGCGCTGCTCGAACGAGTCCGGGTGATCTGAACGGACGCCCTTCGCGGCCCAGCCGAAGAAGCCGTAGTCCCGGACCCGGAACCGCTCCGTGTATTCCGTGCCTGGGAGGTTGAAGTCCCACTGCATCAGCGGATCGTGCCCGTACTTGGCCTCGGCCTCCTCGATCGACATCGCCTCGAAGTATGCGCTGACCTTCTTGTATCGGGCCATGCTGTTGTCCTCGGGCTCGAAGGTGAACGCTAGATCGGCCGCGCCATTGTCGAGCTTCTTCTCGACAATCAACTCGTACCAGTATTCGACGTTCGGAGTTGGCTTCCACGTGGGAACCCATTTGCCATCAATAAGCGTTTCGAAATACGTATGTATGTCACAACCCACTTTTATTCCCTCCCTTTGGAGTGCTCTAAGAAACTGCCGCACGTTTAGTGGCATTAAAGCTCACTTAGAAAAATCTAAGCTTGAATTCAAGCGCCACATTGGGGTCTGAGAACGTATATTCGTAATGCATATACTCTCCCCAATTGTCGAATCGACTTCCTTTTCCATCGCAAGGGAACGAGTAAGCGGAAAAAAGACCTGGAACATCGTCCGAGGCCGCCCATTTGAATGGCTCTGAATCGAAGCAAAAATCGACGGAAATCGGGCGAATGACCCGGACCTCGTGTGCCTGACGCAGAACAATGCGTACGGCCATTGCTACTCGGCGCGCCCGAGTAAGATCATCTGCTCGACCTCGGTGAGCTTACCGAGAACCTTCTTTCGGGCCTCCCCGGTGTTGTACGCCTTGGCGGCCTTCGCCGTGGCGAACGTGAGCATCGGCGTGGCCTTCATCCGGGAGTCGCTGCCGACGTACTTCTCGGCCTCCGACTTGCCGAGGATCACCGTGTTGCAGGTCTCGTTCCGACCGTCCTCGTCGGACACCCAGATCAAATAGACCACACCGACCGGATCGTTGCTTTCCAGCGGCATCCCGCTGCTCATACCGGGGGTGATTCTACGGTCGGACATTTTGGTCTCCCAATTTTGAATGTACGCAGCGTACATTGATTTGAAAGCCTGTCAAGCGATGAACGACCCTTTATCAAGGTATTATTCCTAAATACGTATATAGTTAACGGATTTTGCCTCAATTTATGTCCAAATCTAGCGAGGATGATATCCTCAAGAAGCCTCATAGTAAGTCGAATTATACGGAAGACTCACTTACAGATTTGGTGAGGTGTGCCGACGATCCGCTGTTCTTTATGCGCAACTTCGTCAAGATTCAGCATCCTCTGAAGGGCGCGGTTCCTTTCCATCTGTTTCCGTTTCAGGTCGATCTCGTCAAGGGATTCCACGAGAATCGCTTCGCTATCGCGCTCACCGCCCGCCAGATGGGCAAGACCACGTGTGCTGCCGCCTACCTGCTGTGGAAGGCGATGTTCACCGACGACACCACGATTCTAATCACCGCGAACAAGCTCTCGCAGGCGCTCGAAATCATGGACCGCGTACGCTACGCGTATGAGAACCTTCCCAACCACATCCGCGCGGGCATCACCGAGTACAACAAGGGTACGGTGACGTTCGACAACGGGTCGAAGATCACCTCGCGCGCGACCTCTTCGGACGCCGGTCGTGGTCTCTCGATCACCCTGCTATACTGCGACGAGTTCGCGTTCGTGCCGCCGAACAAGGCGACCGAGTTCTGGACCTCAATCCAGCCGGTGCTCTCGACCGGTGGTTCGTGCATCATCACGAGCACTCCTAAGTCGGACGAAGACCAGTTTGCTCAAATTTGGAAGGGTGCGAACGATCGCACCGACGAATACGGCAATCCCACCGAGGGCACGGTAGGCAAGAACGGATTCCATCCGATCGAAGTGCCGTGGCACAAGCACCCGGAGCGGGACGAGAAGTGGGCCAAGCCATTCCGGGAGTCCCTGGGCGAAGCGCGCTTTCGCCAGGAGTTCGAATGCAACTTCGTGACCGACGATCTCACACTGATCAATCCGCTCACCCTGGTTCGTCTGACCAGCAAGGACCCCGCGTTCTATACGGGCACGGTCCGCTGGTTCAAGGAGCCGGAGCCGAACAAGACCTATCTGATCGGATTGGACCCCTCGATCGGCTCAGGAGGGGACTACGCGGCCATTCAGGTGTTCGAGATGCCCGGCATGGTCCACGTCGCCGAGTGGCAGCACAACATGACTGTGGCCAAGATTCAGGTGAAGGTGCTCATGCAGATTCTTCACTTCATCGACACCACGCTGCGGGATAACGTGGCGCAACGCGGTGAACCGGAAATCTACTGGACTGTGGAGAACAACACGATCGGCGAGCATATTCTCGGCGTTATCGAAGACACCGGGGAGGATCGATTCCCCGGCGTGTTCATCTCGGAAAAGAAGCGTAAGGGCCAGTCGCGCCGCTTCCGCAAGGGTCTGAACACCGACAATACGAAGAAGCGTTCCGCCTGTGCCCGCTACAAGTCGCTTGTCGAATCCGACCGCATGGTGCTGAACTCGCGCAACCTGATCAAGCAGTTGAAGGCGTTCGTCGGCACGGAAGGAGGCATCACGTTCAAGGCCAAGCCGGGCGAGCACGACGACCTCGTGATGGCGTCGCTGCTCTGCGTGCGCATGTTGGACATGGTGGCCCTGTGGGGTCAGGGCGAGCTTGGAAACTTCAACGAGTACATCGCAGAAGAGGAGTTGTTCGAACAAGGTCCGATGCCGGTGATGTTCTAAACCCCTCTTAGATAATCTCGCTGATCTTCAAAAATTCGACGCCTGCCATTTTGGCGTGGAATGCTTGTGCAGTCATCTTGACAAGATACCCCATCGGATCGTCCGACATGAATTCGTCTTTGTCTACGCGAATGATATCGCTGGGGCTAATTTCGTACTTCATAAGCTCGTCCCAGGCGGTCCTATATCCGAAGTCGGTTATGATTTTTTTCTGCTCTTCGTGGTCCCCCGTATGCTTGAAAAACCGAGTTCCAAACTTTCGAGCGTATTCACGGCACGAGAGGAAAACCCATTCCGACAGCACCCCACCATTCGAGGTGATCTTGTCACAAAGGTAATTCCTTCGTTGGGCGACCAACGTCCTTCTATTTTCCTCCTCCATCCTCTTCGATTCCGGTGTGCTTGCATCGGCAGCTTTGATCATTTCTTGGAACGCGGGCGGGGAAATCCCCCGCAGAGGAGCGACTTCCACGAGAAACCGATCACGGAGCGCCGCGCCCTCCTCCAAGGTCACCGGAACAATTTCCCAGCGATTGTTCGCGAAGGTTAGCATACGACGATCCCTCCATTGATCGCGTCGTTCCACGCCTCCAGCGTCACCTTGCGATGGGACTCGTACTCCTGAAGAAACTCGGCCGCGCCGAGCGCGATCATCGCGAGATCGTCCCGGCGGTTGCGCATCTTATCGAAGCGCGCCGCCTGGAGCACCGTGCCGTTCTGCTGGCACAGCGCCGGATACAGCCGCGTCAGACGATCCAGCTTCTCCTGCGAGAGGTTCCGGATGATCGCCATGTCTGCGGTCAGTGCCTCGTCCTCTGCCATGATCTCCGCGAACGTACGCATCAGTAGTCGATCTCCTCGCCCATCCGCCTGACTCGAAAAGCCCGGCATTTCTGCCGGGCCGGTTCGTCTTACTCTTCGTCGCCGAGGAGGGCGCCGACCACCTTGAACGCCTCGGCCACGTCGTCGGTGTCCAGCTTGGGCTTCACCGCGAGGGTGCCGACGATCGGAAGCAGGTCACGGGCCTTCTCGGCAGGGAGCGTGAAGAGAACGTCGAGGGCGTCGTCGGCGGCAACGGTCTTCGACACGCCCTCTTGGAACATGATGAAGTCCTCGGGGATGCCCTTGATCCCCTTGAGCTTCTTCTCGACCAGGGCGAGGAGGTCACCGTTGTCCTTGTACTCGGGATTGATCACGTAGGTCTCGATCGTGGAGACGACCGTCTTGGTGCCGATCCCGGCCTCGGCGTAGAGCTTCTGCTCGTCCTCGGAGAGGGCCGACGCGGAAGAGCGGATGCGAAGCTCGCAGGAGGCGGAGGCACCCTCATCGGTGCCACGGAAGTTCTCGGGGCGCTTCTTGATCGCGCAGCCGGTGGTCACGAACTCGACGGCCATGGCGGACTTCACGTCGCTCTCGACGGTGGCCTTGAGAGCGGCCAGGGACTTCATCACCGCGTCGATCGAGGCCAGGGTGGCGAGACCGTCGATGGCGACCTGAGCCTTGGTGTCCTTCTTGGGGGCCTTCGGAGCGGCGATCTTCTTGGCGGTGCTGAACATTTGGTGTCTCCCGTTCGCTGATGTCCCTAATGTACGCTATTTCGTGAGTATGTCAAATGGGTTTCCGCCCATGTATGCGGGATGGTTAATTATGGACCCACCAATTTTTCCCAGGTACGGTCGAGGCATGCCTGCGATCTCTCATGTCACATATGAAAAACTGCCAGACAATCTTCATCACGTGAGGATCGGGCCGATTGACTGGACAACCGTCAAACAGCTATTGGCCGGTCACAACGAGTGGATTCACGACGACAAGAGTTCGACCGAGGGGTCGTACACGATCATCCAGTCGTCCAATTACGACGGCGTCCGGTATCTGAACTACTACTTCTCGGATCAGGTCACGGCGTTCAATTTCAAGATCAGATGGGGATGAGAGATGCGACCGGACGTATCATGGGTCGTCGATACGCTACTGACCGATCGGAATCGTGGTAACACGGGATTTCCCACCATGGCGGAGGCGGCGGCGAATCTCGGCTATCCCGTGTACCAGACCGTGTACGAGCCGGGATCGAAGGCGCCTGACCCAAACATCCCGTTCGGCCCCGGCTGCGTCATGACGTACGGGACCCATCAGTTTGTCCGGCAGGCCAGCATGGCGAATGCCGGGAAGTGGTCTCCTGGGGCGTTCTCGCGGATCGAGCGGCTATCCTACTCCGCCTATGCCCCGTACATCGGCGACATCCTGCTGAACGACGATTTCATTCTCCTTCCCTACGGGGAGGTGCTTCGTCGTGGCTTCGACGCGTTCGGGGACGCCTACTTCCTGAAGCCCGACGCGGTGACCAAGGCGTTCACCGGATTTGTGATGACGCGGGACAAGTATCAGACCGAGGTGGAGACGCTGAAGAAGTCCGTCTACCCGGAGATGATCTGCGTGGTTGCCAAGCCCCGCTCGATCGAGGCTGAGTTCCGATTCGTCATTGCCGATCGGCAAGTCGTGGCGGGATCGCAGTACCGCTGGGAAGATCGCCTGGACGTTCGCCTGGACGTTCTACCGATCTGCCGTGAACTGGCCCAGGAGGTCGCCCAGAGGGAATGGCAGGCCGATCGCTGCTACACCTGCGATGTTGCGCTGCTGGACGGGCGCAGTAAGGCACGGATCGTCGAACTCAACACGTTCTCGTCGTCCGGGCTGTACGCGTGCGACACCGAGGCGGTGGTCGATGCGGTCAGCCGCGCGGCATGGCGCGAGTACCTGGGCGAGGACGACTAGAACGGCTTGTTGAATCGCGCCTTGAGAACCTTCCGGGCCAGACTCCCGGAAGGCATCTCGAACATCGCCCACCACATGAGGCGCTTGAATCCGATGCGCCGGTCTGCCGCCCGAAGGATATCGCACAGGTCGTGGTCATCGTCTCGGATCGGCTCGAACAGTTCGGCCACCGGGGTATTGATATAGCGCTCGACTACCTCGATAGGGGGCGGATAGTACCAAGAGCCGTAATTCTTTTGAATCGTCGTGCCGCGCGGCGATGGGTTGAGCCCACTGCCGAAAAAGTCCGAGGGGAAGTCCCAGAACGAGACCCCATCGATCCGCAGGATCATGCGAGACCCACCGACGCCTTCGCTCGGATGCATCATCGTTTCGCAAGTCATGCGGGACCGCAAAGATGGTGCCCAAAGGTCCTCCATCCGCGTCTGCACGCCTTTCCAACGAACCGCAGGTCTGTTTCGCATTATCCCCACACTGGCTTAGTAAGTCGTCACAACGTGATCTGCAACCCCGAGATCAACAGCTTCCTTCGTGGTCAACCAAACGTCCTCCGGGGGGAGTAGGAATTCCTTGATCTTCTTCTCAGATAGACCAGTGCACTTCTTGTAGTGGTTGAGGATGCGCTCCTGCGTCAGGGTGAATTCCTTCACCGTGGCGAACAGTTCGTGCTCCTTGCCGAAGCTACCCCAGGAAAACTGGTGCGAGAGGATCGCGGTGTTCGGGGTGATGAAGCGCCGACCCTTCGAACCGGCCAGGAACAGCATGAGCCCGCATGAGGCGATCTGGCCAAGGCCGATCGTCCGGACGGGAATCTTCGAACCCTTGATCGTATCGACAAGGCCGAACATCGCACCCACGTCGCCACCCGGCGAGTTGATCACAAAGGTAAGCTCATCGGGGCGGTCAGCCTTTGGCAGCAGATTCTTCTCAAGGACGAAGCGAATCGCCTTTGCGCACGAGTTCAGCGAGAACCCTTCCATGAAAAGATACGTCCCGGTCTCTTCGAGAGTCGGGGTTGATTTGTCAGCCATAAAATACCCTCGTGAAATGAAGAAATTAACCAATGGGAACACTTCACCACGTTGGGGTACCTGAAGTCGATATTTCGTTTGACCAAACCGTTAGAATCTCGTACCAACCCTTACCTCCGTAGGCGAAGGTCGTGGGGTTCGAGTCCCTGCCGGACGTAGTCCGAAGCTGAAGGGCGAAGCAGCGTCGAAGGTGGGAGGGGGGAGATGGTACGGCGGGGCCTCGCCGGAAGCTCCTCCCGCCGGTATAGGGTTAAACATGATCGAGATTCTGAGAAAGCTCTGGAATCGATTCTGGATACGGCGGCATCGCTGATGTTCGGCCCGTACGTCTACCATTATTTTGAGCGTAGCTCTCACGGGTTTCCCTTCGTGTTTACGGTCCGGAAGCCCAATGGGTCTCGCTCGTTTGAGGACCGTATGGCGTTGGTCCGTGAATGCCGAGAATACGCTGAGGCACAATTCGGCATAGACCCGAAACGGTGGACCTACGACGGTGCCACCGATATGATCCGATTCAGCCGCCAGCAGGATGCATTTCTATTTCGGATGCGTTGGGCATGACATTTCGCTTCAAACAGTTCCACGTTCCACCAACGTGGCCCTCACACTGGCCGTACCGGTTCGACATGTTCTGGGATGGTGATTTTGGCGATCACACGCGGGTCCTGCGCCAGTCCATGCAGACGCTTTATGAGCGCCTGTCACTGCTGGATGAGGTCGATTCGTGGTGTCTGCGCGAGATCGGAAAGGGCGGACCGGAATCACAGAGATGGAACCGACTGAAGGGTCAGGATCATACGCCCGGTCAGATGGTTTTTATCCACGACGCGGACCATGCCGTAGCGTTCAAGCTCAGATTTTGCTGATGCGATTCCGCTTCACCCACACGTATCGCCCACACAGCCAATGGGCGCATCGTTTCGATCTCTATGAGATGGGACCGCGAGGCTGCTCGATGGAATGGCGCCGCCTACGCAACACCTTGATTCATGACGCGCGGGTCTGGTGCGGAGTGAATCTCGGCCATGCCGGACCGAAGGGGTCCGACGCGCACTGGTACTATTCTATCTCCGGAGAAGTCCTCTGGATTCGAACGGACGCCGATGCGTTCGCGTTCAAGCTGATGTTCGGCTAAAACCAGCGCATCTTGAACGCAAAGGCGTGCTCGGGCTTCTCGAAGAATATGACCGGCCCCATCCCGCTCGAATTCGCCCGGAGCGCATAGATGATATCGTTCTCCATAAGCCAGACACGCGCCTCCCAGCGCAGATCACAATAGCCTGCGGGGCCTCGGGCGCTGGTGGAGACGACCAGTTTTTGAGGCAGTATCAGTGGGGGCGTCAGAACCATCGCATCTTGAACGCGAATGCGTCCTCCGGGTTGGTGAAGAAGAGCTTGAACCCCTCGTACTTAGTAGCTCTCACTTCTGACTTGATTTCGTTTTGTTTCAGCCATTCCGAGATATCTCTCCTCATAATATATTTGGTAACAGACCAATTGATAACATGATCGTTATCGATCATTGAATACGGAATCTTCAATTCGACGTTGTAGATGAATCTCATAGCCATCTCATCTTAAACGCGAAGGCGTCATCCGTGCTCCGGAATTTTACCACGATATACTGGTCGTATTCACAGACATGAGCCATAAAAGGCTCGGAAGTCTGTTCGTTCAGCCAGCGAAGTGTTTCCACCCACACCTCTTCGCTGGCCTGTCGTTTACGAAGGACGAACTTCGTCCAGGCGGGGCCGACCCAATGCTTGTGGGCAACCCAATCAACCTTGGGCATCGCGATCCTGCTGGCGTTCCTTCCAGAGAATCGCCGGGTCGAGACGTGACGGCAGCGCCACCAACCCGGTACAGACCAGCCACCCCGAGGCGCCCCAGAAATCGCCCTCGTACACGCACCACCCGACGATCCCCAGCATGGCCAGGATGATCACACCGAACACCACGAGCATCGCCCGCATGAACGGTTGGTCGATCGGTCGAGACATCAGCACCACCTCAGACGGAAAGCCGTGGCATCCGTCGCGTTTCGGAACGTGTACTCACCCAGACCCAGATAGACCCAGCGGCCTTGGTCGTCCGAACGGAAACGATCGGCTTGTTCACCAAATTGATCCGCGCACCATTCGAGGACCGACTTGTTTTGCTGCGACGCCACACCATCGACGAAGCTCACGTCGGGCAGGCCAAACATGTGGAGCCAGTCATGGTTAAGACTGTCACCCTCATAGTGAACAAATTTCAGCGCAATCATGCCCACCTCATCTTGAACTCCAACGCCACGTTGGGGTCCTTGAACGCAAATTCGGCCGTATACAGTTCTGTAGTGGGACAGTAGCAGTAATCGTTTCGGTCGATCCGCTCCTTGATCCAGGCGACTGCCTCCTGTCGGAGAAGGCTCATGACCACACCGTGTTGGCGAAGGATCGTAACACGGTGTGGGAATCGAAGTGATACGTTGTCCACTACACCCACCTCATCTTGAATTCCATTCCCTGATCCATCAGCAGGGTGCCGGTGAGAATGGCATCTCCGCTGCCGCTGACGTTTTCCACCGCGATCTTGCGTACGGCAAGCCAGTCGGTGAATTCCGTCATAGAAGCCTTCTGGCTCTCCCCGGCGGGGAAGATTGCCTCGAAGCTCTCCGTCGCCGTAGGCGGCTCGTATCGGACCGAGAAATGATCGTTCCAGCCGTCGAGGTGCGTGATACCGAACTGGCGGGGGGCTTCGCCCGGCTCCGGCTCGATCGGGTAGAGGTTCATCACCGGCTTGGTCAGTTTCAGCGAAGCCGCGACACCCGATTGCATGCCCTTACCGACCGAACCGATCGCGCTCGGCGCCCAGCCGTCCTCGATCATCGCCATCCACGAGGCGAACGACGCGGTCGAGTCGCCGAACGAGGATGCCCGGTTCCGAACGAGCCACGCGGCAAGCTTCGTCGGCGTGTCGAACACCGGGGACATCGGCGAACCCTCGGAGGTGTTCTCCCACATCTGGTATCCCGGACCCTCGGGGACCGGCGTCTCCTCCCACCCGTCATAGGCGGCGCGGTGTGCCTCGTCCCGGTAGATGAAGCCCTCGCCTCCGCAGCACTGGCATTCTCCCCAGATACCGAGGCGCTTGGCCCGAAATTCTACCATGAGGTAGCGATTGATCCCGTCGTGGCCTAAGCCGTACTGCATCTGACGGTTTACCTGCGCGGCGGTCGGCCAGGGCTTGGCCGGATCGCGCTTCCATTCGCGTGCCACCGAGTCCCACGAGTTAACCAGATCGTTTAGGCGACCCTCCGAGATGAGGTGATCGACCTCCTCCTGGGTCAGGTCATGCGCCCACGAGCGGGAGTTCCCGAACACCTTCCAGGGCGGACGCTCGGCGGGCTCCCCGTCGATGCCGGTCTTGTAGTCGTACCGCCACCGCGTCTGGAACCCCGCGTGGTCGTACCAGTCATCGGCGAGTTGCTTCGTCTCGGGGTTCTGCCCGGTGCCATCGCAGGAAACGCACTTGACCGGCTCGTCTGATTCCGGCCGGATGAACCCGCCCCAGACCTTATGCATCGGCCAGTTAAAATCGAGCGGCACACGTCTGACTTCGCGACCCATCACAACCCCCCAAAGCGCATCTTGAAAGCGAAAGCGGCGTTCTTGTTCTCAAGCGCAACCGTCATATATTCGTCCCATTTCGGAAGAAATCCGAAGATGTAGTAGCCGTCGAAGTCGGCTTCCTTGAGCCAATCTAGGATTTCGAAGCGATCCAGATCGTAGCGGCCCGTACGCATCTTCACGCATGGCCAGGATTCCGACTCCGTGTAGAGATCAGACCACGACCGTCCGGGAGATAAATCGTTAAGGTTCTTCATCCCCATCGCATCTTGAACTCCAGAGCGATGGTCGCCCTCTGGATACCCACGCCAATATGAGGAACAGATTGGTCCTCGTGTTTGTACATGTCGTGGAACGTCCGGTACAGACCCTTACGGGTCGGACTTTCGAGCCAGTCGATGATCTCGACGATATTGATCTTGTACTTGTGCCAAGACATCTTGATGATCGTATATCTCGGCGTGCCAAGGCGCGAAATCTTGTGGGCGCTCAGCATATCGAAATTCCGCATCAGCCCCACCTCATCTTGAATGCGAAAGCATCGCTGTCATATTTGATCCTGATCTTCGGCGTTAGATCAGCATCGATCAAGTAGCCATAGCGATGATTCTTGTATACGTTTCCCCACTCGGCCTCGCACCACCTGAGAATTTCAATGCGGGTCTCACGGGTATTGCGTCGTTCGAATTGAACGATCCACCATATCCCACACTTCGTGAGGGTGAATTCCCGTTTCACGATTCGCTCTGAAGCTGCGAGACGATCGTGGCGATCATGTCGATGTCGTATCCATCGACTCCGTAGGCGGCCGGAACCCGCATCAGACGCTCGTGCAAGTCGGTTAGATAGGCGATCTTGCCCTCGCGCGTCCTGATATCGATCGCGGCCTCTTCGGGCTTGGAGATGGCGAGCGTTTTTGCCGGAATCTGCAAGTCTCCCACCACGGTCTTCGTATACGGCTCGCTCATGTTGCCCCCATGGAATCAACCCACCCCAATATGCGTGAATCTGGAAGCATGTCAACCTAAAAATCGTCAAACCAAATCAGTTGACTAATTCCGATTCAAAGGTATATTGATGGTATCAGCAGTGGGGGTTCCATGCGTTACGATAGCTTCGAGTACCTTTGGCCCCCGCGTCCGGAGAAGCCAATCCCGCGCAACTTCTTCGGCTTTTATGTGAAGAAGGGCTGGTTCGCTCAAGCCAAGAAGAACGGCACCTGCAACGTTATCGCGGTGTCGCCGGACAAGAAGCTCACCTGCATGAACCGCCATAACGAGCCGCACAAACTGTGGGAGCCCACCAGGGCATCGTCGGCAGCATTCCAAAGCCTTCCCGGCACCGGATGGAACGTGATCGTCGCCGAACTTCTGCACTCCAAAGTGACCGGCGGCGTACGGGACACCAATTTCATCAACGACATCCTCGTTCAGGACGGGCACTATCTAGTCGGCGAGACCTACGCGCAGCGACAAATTCGTCTGCGCAGGCTTTTCCCGGACATCCAGGGGGAGACCGCGTCCCACTACATCATCAACGAGAACACGTGGCTGGCCAAAAACGTCCAGCAGGGCTTTGCCGCGTTCTTCGACAGCCTCGACAAGCCCGAGGACGAGGGGATCGTCCTGAAGGACCCTGGTTCGGTCCTGGCGATCTGTTCGCGAGAAAAGGCAAACGTCACATGGTCGGTGAAGAGCCGCCGCCAGCACAAGAATTTTGGATTCTGATATGCGGGAAATTCTCGATCGTTCATTCTGGGACGAGCGCGTTCCGCTTATGCGGGACCTCGATGCGCTGGGTGGATTTCAGACTAGCGGCACCCGATGGGATCGGATGTTGGCGTCCGGCCCAGGCTACTTCACCAAGTCGTTCGAGA